GACTGATTCACATTTTGTATACTTGTATATCATTTATATTTATATAATCTGTTTTATTGAAAATAAGCTTAGCTAGTCTCCTCTTATTAGCTCTAACTAAGCTTAATTGGTATTTATATCTATCTGGAAACGTCTGAGGTATTTTAGACCAATGTAGTCTAAACTTATACCCGTCAGAATGTTCATTTAAATGGTATATACGTTTACCCAACTCTTTACTAACTTTATAATCTACAGATAAAGATTTATCTGTATAAGACTTAGGTTTATATTTACCTACTTGTATATAACCTAGCCCAAAAGGCATTTTAAAGCCGTCTGAGCCGTCTAATACATGTTTTAGTATAATATTACACATAGAGTCTAATATGCGCTTATACGCAACGTATGATAGCTCTATAGGCAAATCTTTATACATGTCTACGAATGTTATAGAATTCTTATTCCTCTTCATCTTGTGGACCATGTGGTTTAACACTAGCTAATGTAGAGTTATTACTATCATCGCTAGGTCTACCTAACATAAATGGAAGCTCCTTAGTCATTATCATTTCCTTTATAGGAGGTAACATCCATGCAGGTATTTTAATATCATCTTCGCTTGGAGTATCCCAATTGTCATCAATTTCATCTTCGTAAATAGCTAATACCCAAATATTCCTAAGTTTATTTAAATCTTGATCACCTTGTACGAATATATACCCATCTTTATAATAGGCTGTAAGTTCATGTCCAGTGTATTTACGAAAATAGTTATAATGTCTACGAATATGATTCATATATTGTATATTCTCACCCATCTAATCATGGACTGCTAATATACTATCTTCATCATTGTTGTATATACCTTCCAGTTTACTCTTAGTCTTCTTTGTAAATATTGGATACTTATCTAAAGACTAAACATCCTCTAACTCAAGAGGGCCAGTTTCCTTCTTATAAATATCATCTGAAGACTATATAAGATCATCTATAGTTTCTGACTGAGCTTTAATCTTGTCTAATCTCTGCTTTGTAAAGAACTTCTTATACTCCTTTACCCAGTTTCTTATTTGCTCTCTTGATAAATCTTCACTTTCACTTATATTATTATTACGAACCAGAAGTAATATATCATCTACAAACTATCTTAATGTTATATATGTCATATCACTTATCTATTGCTTCTATTACTCTAACATCTGAAGTCTTTATAATATCATTAGTATTTACTATCTAATACTTATACATATCAACTTTCTTGAAGTCTAAAGTAAATAGACGTTTAATAAAGCTTTTCTTATTCTTATACTATCTATGTTTGTAAACATACAGGAACTATTGATTCTTAATATCTAAGTTAACACTTACTGTATCTTTACCTATAGTATAATTTACTTTTGTTAGAGGGTTTATTTGTATAGTATCTTTATATACTGTATCGCTTTGGATAGTTTTAATTATATCCTACCCCCTTACCCCCTTACTTGCTGTAACGTATATAGTCTACGTTTGAGTTGCGGTTGTTTTTATAACCTTAGGTTTAAGTTTTAACTACTATCTTACACTATCTATCTTTTGTATAAGACTATCATTAATATTTCGCAGCTAAGACATATCAAGCTTTAAAACATTATTAGCCTACTAGGAACCATTTAAGATACCCTAATAGGCTTCAATGTTATTCTAAGCTATTTCTAAGCTCTTAGAGAGCCTTTTATTCTGCTTGTATATATTTATACTAAACACAATTAAAAGGCCCGCCAAGAGGCTTAAAAGTGCCTTAAACGCGATCTTTTTATGGCTTATGAGCCAACTTAATATCATCGCACTACTCATCTGTTGCTAAATTATTACTTGTTAATATTGTACGGATTTCGCCGAATTTTGAATTCATATATGCAGACACACCGAATATACTTCCAGCATAAACGAAAGTTTGTGCAATATACCACAAAATACTATCCTCAATATTGTGCTTATTGAGGAAGAACGATAAAAATGCCAGTGAAATACCACTTATAATTGAAATACTGGCTGTAACGTACTGTACTAAATCCTTACTATGTCTTGTCATTTTATTTCTATCTCCACTTTTCCTTTTTGACAAGCATTTTTTATAATCGGGTATAATTTATTAACAAACTCTTTTGAGTTTATAACTTTACCTGCAATCTTATTCTACCCAAGTAATATACATCCATCTGTATCTTCATGTGAATTACCAGCATGAATTAATACACCAGCAAATGATTTTACATTCAATAATCTTGGAGTATATCTTTTAAATCTTGGGGAATAAGCCCACACAACTTCATATTTACCATATGGAATTGCGGTTCTTCCTTGTATTTTCGTCTCTCCGTTATCAAAAACGCCATTCTTGTTAACATCTCTAACCTTATCTTCAAGTGTATCACAAAAATACACACCGTCTATATAAAGCTTTCCTATTGTATACGTATCACGTAAAGCAACACGCGTTAATTCTAATTTCATAATTATTACTGTGTACTGTTAGCATTAACTAATCTAATCTGATAATCATCGTCAACAATAAAAGAATACAAATCGCTATTTTTCGTATTTCTAAATCTCTGTTCAAGATCTTGCTCTCTATCACCAGATATATTTATAATCTACTTTTTTCCATTTATTGGCTTATTTATATAACAATAAGCATCACCTTCCTTAACTATACTAACATTTAACATTTGACCAACATTAGTCACCCCAACTAAATATTCATCATAATGAACTTCTGTTACTTTATGATAACCAGCTGGCGTTACCTATTTATATAAATCAAGCATCTTTTTACTCTTAAATAAAAAGTTATCATACTTAACTTCTTTTCCTGGTTCATATATAATATCATTATCTTCTGATGAATTATTATCACTATAATTATCAACAATCTCAAACTAAACACCTTTATTGATTGTAAAAGTTCTAAGATTATTTGAACCCCATCCAGGCTAATATACAGTAATAACAATTAATACTATATATTGACCAAAGTTTCTCTAATCTTCTGCTGGAAAATACATCTCAATCTATTTAGATCCACCTATAACTCTTGATGCTGCAAGATATTTATCTGGAACAATCTTAAACTACTTAGATCTTACGCCAAAGCCATTATATGCTGGAAAATATCTATAATCATCAATAGGTCCAAACATTCCTGATGTGTACACTTCTTGATTATATGGAAGCCAATTGTACATATGACATCTTGTATATACTAAATCATAATCAGTAGGACTATAGTACTAAGGATAGCCATAGTTATCTAAGTCTATATACTAAATGTCTTCTTTTCTAATAACATAACATCTAAGCTGTTTAATAGACGTAGCATCATAATCAGATAACTCATCTAATGTAAACTATAGACGTATGTCAGTTCCCATTATTACTTGTTTCATATTTATATAAAATAAAAAAGCTGAGATCGGGCTGTATGCCCAACCCCAGCTTAGTTGTTTTTAATATTAATTATTATGCAAAGAATGGAGTAAGAGCTGTCTTAATAGAAGCACCTTCACCAGACTTAGGATAAATTTCTACAGACTGTTTTGTAAGTCTATGGAGATCATCAGCTGTACGATACATATTCTCAAACAAAATTGTAACTGAATCATACTCACCATCAAGCTTTGTATCCATCTTAGGAAGATCGAATGAACGATAATCCTCAAAACCACGATTTACAATACCGTTATAACCCATAGCAGACTCTTCGCGGTCGCGAACATACTTAGGAGAAGCAGTATAAATTTCACCTGGAGTCTTCTTTACAACTACACCAGCAAGTGGATACTTATGACTATAACCAATACCAACAATACCAGCTTCATCATTGAATGAAATCCATGTAGAAACTGCAAAACGTACAGTAGCTGCAGGACTTAATGCTGGAACTGAATCATCATCGTCATAATTCATTGCAGTAAGAGTAATCTTACCAGCAGAATAATCAACATTAACTCTAGCTCTCTTGTAGTCTTTCTTAATGAGGTTAGCAATACCTTCTGCTACAGTAAGCTCTGTATCACCAGCCTTTGTAACATACTCATAAGACTCTGTCCACTTACGGAAACGTGTATTCATATCCTTGTAGATAATACGAAATACAACACTGTGACCGCCATTTAAAATCTTAGTCTTAATATTAGCATTCAAACCATTAAAGTCAACCTCAATCTTTTCTGGAGTATCTGCCTTATGATCAGTAAACTGAGCACTCTTAATAGCACTCTTCTGAATTGGGTTTGTCCAATCAATTACTGGAGTATACTTAACACTACCATCACGACCAACGATTGTAGATACAGCGCTGGTAATCTTACCAATCTTAATAGCAGTAGCAGTAGCTGGAACTGTAGTTACAGCTGTGTCTGGATCTGCCATATCAACAATGGCAATTTTACCAACATTAGCAATAGCACTCTTGCTATTTTTTGCAAGTGCTGAAATCTTACCAGAATACAGCACGCCTGTTTCGTTACTTACGAAAACGTCATTTACATATGTAATCATATCTTTATATTTTATTAATTTCTTCTACTCACCTCACGCGCTAATTTAATAGCAAAGGCTTTCCACGTTAAAATTATTCTTGTGTCATAACCTCCTGAGTTATACTCTTATAGCGAGGATTACCAGTATTCTCAAGGTACATCTATGCAGCTATTTTAATAATCTCTGGAATTGTTATGTTATCAAAATCCGTATACTCTTCAAACGGATTTGATAATGTTATTTTGTTAGGAGTACGTAAATAACCTAATACATACTCTTTTATTTTGTAGTTCTTATCTGTAAGTAGATAACAACCTTTATCTGTGCAGACTCTTAAAGGCCTTGCTTCACCATACTTATAATGAAAATCTGTAAGACTATTTGTAACCCTATACATAAAACTATCAGATGTACATTCAAAGATACTTGTACTATAAGGATTTTCTCCTTTATTATTAGTTATAATAGTATCTTCATTTAATGCGAATAGAAAATCATCTGGGTAGTTTTCTACAGTATATTTATCATATTTTGGATTATTATCATCTATAACAAACTATGTATATTTTGTAGTCTTGTATAGATTAATTAAATCGTTTCTACGCTTCTCATTTTGTTCATATGATGTCTTATGAACCTAGTCTGTGTTAAACCTTAATTTAACAAATTTATCTACAGCCTAATTTAGCCAAAACAAAGAATCAGATGTAAGAGGTTTCTCAACTTGATTAATAACACCTATCTCTGTTTCAAAGGCTTCAAGTATATCTATATATTTCATTGATCATCCTCCTACTATTGTGGTCTTGTATTATTCTACTGATTCTATAACTAAGACTTAGCCTTTCTCTTCAAACTCTCTAATGTTACTCCAAATTTATAACTATAAATATATAAATCAACAGCACCTTTTACTATATCCCAAAAGCAAGATGATGATAGCTCGCAGTCAAGTCCATTACGCATAATTGTAAAATCGTCTAACTTTTTATAATAGATAACAGTCACATTTTTTATATTTGTATACTTATCTTTAAGTATAGGCAAAAAGGTAATACCTGTACTTTTACCATCTTCAAAAAGTACTAATGGGTTTCTTAATATAAAGCCGTCATTAAAATCGTTATTAATTTTCTTAGAGTCTCTATATTCAGAAAATACGTTATTTTCAACAGTAACTGTTTTAAGATTCTATGTATTAACAGAAGTATTTATCTAACCGTTCTCTCTAAATTTATATGTAGAATAACAATTAGAATAACTTCTTATATACATATAATAATCTTCTGGTAATTCGAATGTATTAGTATTTGTTTGTTTTGAAGCATAATTACCAATTTCTTTATTAGCAATACCTTCTTTTATAAGTCTTTTTATTTTATCTTGTAATAAAGTAGAAACATCTCTATCTTTAGTAATTATAAGCTGTTTTATAATCTCATCAAAATACTACTTTGCATATTCGCTAAGAAATGCATAAATAGTCTCAGTATCTGGCTTATTCTCAACCTCAAATGAAGGATCTATTTCAATAAGCCTACGCTCAAATTCAATTCCGAGCTAAATTGTTTCATCATGCGTCATGATTCTAATCCTCTCAATTGTGCTTTAGTTTGCATTCTTTGAGATTCAACAATCTCTGTACTCATAACTAAAGCAAGGTTAATTAATTCTTCAGCCATACTATCTGACAATTCAAACTATATATTAGTTTGCTAAGATAATCTATTATTTTTATCAGTAAATTTCTATGGGTACTTTATATACGTATATATAAAATTTAGATGACCACCACTAATATCAAACTATTTACCAAGTTCGCTTTTTATTAATACTATTTTATTACCCTATACGCAATATATTGCGTTTCTTGACCATGGTTTATTATTTATAGTATCTGTAAATTTATACATATATTTAGACTATATCTACATTGCTTGCTCAAACTTATCATTATAAGCAACAACTGCATGCACTATATAAATCATGTCATTTGTACGTAAATTGGCAATCTTATAGTTTTTATAATTAGCGTTACTTTGATCAAATTCTATTGACAAATCAGTTACTAAAGGCTGTAAATCCTCAACTGCTTTTTCATCACCTTCAAATGGCACTCGCCTCATATTATTTCCTGTAAATTTTTGAGCTATTAGAGCTAGGTAGGCCTTGTCAAGTAATGTAGCAATCTCGTATTCAGTTAACGACGGATATGACGTGGTGACATTCTCCTTGTCATATTCGATCATAAACTTTTCGTATATATCTGCGTGCGTCATACGTCGTTTAATTTTTATTACTTATTATTTGTTTCGTTTATAATAACAAGCTTCAAGTCTTGATTTTTCTTATTATCTAAGTACGCTATAGCTTCTGGTAAAGAAGTAGCAATCAAATCAGTACCGTAGTAGTAGTTCGTCTTATCCTTACGAATGACTCCCTTTGCTACAGCTTCTTCAATAATAAACTCAGTATCCTTTGATTTATTATCAACCCACTTATCGAAGAACTTCTTAGGATTCTTATCAACCATTGTAAACAATGTAGACTCTACAAGTTCGTTAGAAAGATCATCTGACTTAACACCAAATAATCTAAGACACTTACGCATGTTATCAAGTGACAACTTATCAAACTCACGAATAGCGTCTCTACGTAACTTGTTAAGTTTATTCTGTTCTACAGCCTCAGCCTGACGATTAATCAAGATATAATCTTTACCAGCATCAAGCTTATCAAGTGATGTAGCAACTCTCTTATGACCCTCAAGGAACTTAATAATCATAGCCTGACGAGGAATAGAGTCGTCTAACAATAATGGCTTAGCACCAATCTTTACACAGAATGTAGTCCAGAAATCACTTGTTCGTGATAAATGGCCTTCATCATAACCTAAAGCTTTTTCAAAATATTTTTCATCTTCTGGAGTAAGTCCAGTGTATATCGAGCCAGACCTTGTAAAATAGGGGGCGATATAATCAAAACATCTGCTGTACTTTAACAAGCCAGCCCATGGATTCTTTTTCTTAATTCTTAATTCAACTACCATAATATATTTAATTAGTTCTCCATATATGATATATGTTAGGGCATAACTCAATTAAGCGATATACCCTAATATATATTATATAGATTCATTTATTTTAATTATGCCTGCTTGTACTCTGAATCATCAGCATCGCAGTAAAGTACACCACATGCAAGTGGGTTACGTACCATAATACCCTCTTCACCAAGGAAGTGTACCTGATAACCATCACGGCTATTAGAACGAAGTGTGTTAATTGAGTTACCGTAACCAGATGGAAGTACAGAACCACCAGTACACCACTGTACAAACTCACGACCCTTACGACAAACCTTAACAATGTTTGCCTGGCCATCACGCATACCAAGATCGAGGAACAAGAATGTGTAAGACATCAATGGCTTGCCTGACAGTGGATGGAGCTGACGGAACATCTCCATGTTGTCAAAGAGAGCACACTTCTTAAGAGTAAGCTCAATGCCATTAGTCATCTTGTAAGTTGTGAACTGGCCACCAAGAGAAAGCTCCTGACCATTACCAGTGATAAACTTAGTATCAATCAACTGCATGTTAGCTACCTTCTCCTTGAGGATACGGTCGAACTCACGCATACCCATCTCACCAGTCAATGCAATAAACTTACGCTCGTTTGTACCAAGCATGTTATAGCAAAGATCGAAGAGGTAATCCTCGAGCAACTCAGTTGTAAGAGTTGTGTAGTAACGTGTGTTAGCTGGGCTAATCTGCTCGAATAAACCTGCAGATATTGCAACCATTTGTGTTCATTTAGAATCGCTACTTCTAAATCGGAAGAAATTTATTTTCCCAGCATATTCTTCCAGCTACATATTTCTATGTAGATCAGACCATATCAAAGTCCATTGTGGATATTTTTCACAATTAGGACTGTTTCCATTTCGGGTAGCTTTACCCTACTCCCCCGCCGAGGATGGTCGTTGAACTTTCTTGAATAATTCTCTTTCTATAATCCAACCTTCAAAAACACCGCTATTTACTGGTGTTCCAGTATTAGCTTTATTTGTAAGTGTTGAATTATATAAATTAGCTCCAAAATATTTGCAAGCTTTTACTGAATTGCTAAATTCTAACACTTCTCCAGTATTTGGATTTATAAATTTATATTTATACCAATTTCTTTTACCAAGTTTTATAGAATGTTGTGTATTTTCTTTAGGTGTTACCCATCTTAGATTGTCAACATTATTGTTAACTCTATTACTATCTATATGATCAACTTGTGTTTTATTAACATCGTTGTTTGGTATAAATGCCATTGCAACTAATCTATGAACCATAAATTTCTTATTTTTTTCACCAAAGTTAACTTTAACTCTCATGTATCCACCTTTTGAATAATATGGTTTTAAATATCCATTTAAATACTCTGACCATATTCTTCCATCATTTGTAACTTTGTATTTAGATTCATAGCCATCTAAATATATTGGAAATGGCTTTAGAATTATATCAAGCTTAGCTGCTGATTGTCTATTTGTATTTGTACTCATATTACATTTATATAAACTTAATTATAATTATATTTAGAGTTCCCAGCAATTAGAAAACTTAAACGCATAAGAATTACTTCTTATGTGCCCATTTTGTTAAACTGATAATTTTTAATAGTTTAGGACGTCCGTTTGTACCCTTATTAGAGTATGTACCGTCAGCGTTGCGGTTAGACTTAGCAAAGAGCAACTGATACTCCTCACGCTTCTTCCACTCACGAAGAGCCAACCAATACTGGTAGTCAGACCAGAGGTAAGACTTCTTACCTGTCTCAGGATCTGTCAAAGCGATAGCCAATACCGTAGAGTAAGCATCACCAGTAATATCGTAAGAAAGACGCATTGTCATCAAGTTGTTCTTCATCTTGAATGGAGTCTGATAGTTCAGAATATCTGCCTCATCTGAATACTCTTCGTATGCAGAACCGATACGACTTACCTGACGACCTGGGAGAAGATACTCACCTGGAATATATGCACCAGAACCAGCATCTGCTACGTAGCACTCATAAACCCAAGCACTACCATCCTGATATGGAGTACCAGAAATACGAACCTGGAAACGATAGTTGTCAAATGACAAGATTGCACCAGGACCGAAGTAACGCTCTTCAAGACCGAGGTAGATTGGAGAGTTGCCAATACCAGCTGTAACTGAAGCTGCATCCTGTGCGTTAATTACCTGACCGTTATACTTAGCGTAACGAATATTAACAGCGTGATCCTGATCAATCTGAACAGCCCATTCGTATTCGCGATTCTCGATAGTCATAGTCTTACCAAGACCACCAGTAATCATATCAATAGTAGTTGAAACACCATCATCCTTTGTACCGAATACAAGAGACAAGATACCAGCAACCTCATGAGGCTTTGTAAGCAAAGCGTTAGAAATCATATTTTCGTCTACCAAGTCAGAGAATCTCTTACCTCTGTACAACTGTAGACCATTAAGTAAAGTATTATTCATATATTATTATAATTTATTTATCTTAAAATAGACCACTTACTAATTCAGCAGCACTCTTCTGTTTCTATTGAGTATTGTATGTGCTGTGGTTCTTAGAAGTGTTCCTAAGTATTTTTCTAAGTTTTTCTGCAGCGGATGTTTCACCATCTCTCTTAGCTCCAGATACTAAAGAATCACCCTTCATTGTAAAGTATGCAGATTCGATTAGGTTCTTTGAGAGGTTCTTATTAAAGTCTCTCTGATACTGTGATACGCCATCTTGATCAACCTTAAAGATATACTCGTATAATGCAGCTCTATCTTCCTTTGGAATAGAAATACCTCTAATTGTATTCAGGTTATTAATATCATTCTGAACACTCTGGAAGAACTGTCTATTCTGCTCTTCCTGCTGTTTAGCATATTCCTCTTGCTGCTTACGATTCTCTTCTATCTCATTCTCACGAATAACCTTTAATCGTTCAAGTGCATCTTCTGATTCATCATAAAGCATATCAGCATCTTCGTATCTACTAATCTTATTATTAATCTGCTCATCAGAATAACCATTGTATTTAAGCAATTCTCTAATTACAGTCTTTTGATTATCCTCGTTCTCAAGATCTAAGTTTTCAAAAGATAATGTTTCCTGTTGTTTCTGATAAAAGTCTTCAAACTTACCACCATTCTTAACATATTCGTCAAGCTTAGCAATACGATCATCGGCATACTGTGGAACAGAATTATGCTCTACAACTTTACCAAGATACTGAGTAAACTCTTCAACAGTAACAGGTTTATCTTCTTCTTTAAAATCCGCCATATTCCACCCTAAAGATTCACCAACGGCGTCAAATAGAGCAGAAACCTACTGAGCTTCTGTTACATCTTCAGCAGAAAGCTCAGTATCACTACTATTATTATCATTAGTAGTGCTATCATTATCTTGATTATCATTAGTTTCTTTCTCTTCTTTAGAGTTATTTAAAATATGTTCAGGGATTTCCGTGTTATCATTACCGACGGTTAAATCATCCCCATCTTTTACATCCTCAGAATCACCTGCTGGCTTATCTGGAGTTTTATTATCATCTTCTACCTCAACAACACTATCTTGTCTTCCCATGTTTGTTACATCTGTGGTTTCTGAAGTTTCACCTCCATTACCATAAATACTATCAAGCATCGTATCAAGTGCTGATGGTTTATTATCTTTGTTTTCCTTCATAATTATTAATTAATAATTAAATATTATTTTCGCATAACTGCGTATTATTTTATATGTTTTGGCATTATAATTTTAACACCACGATCGCCATTATTATTCATATACGATCTTGTTCTATTATAGTTAAAATATCTATTTAGCTAATCAACGCTTGGAATATATTTATTATCCCCAACCCACTATCCTCCAACTAATCCTAAAGGATTATAATCTGAAACTTTTCCAGAGTATATAGATTCGTTACTAAATGTTGGATGATACATAGTCTTACCAACATCATTAAAATGAGTTCCAGATGGATCTGATAAACTTTTAATAGCCATTTTTCTATTATTGTCATAAAATGCTCTATAATTATAGGTATTATCATTCAACATCTAAGTTAATGCTTGGTCTTCTGACATATTCCATTCTTTTGACATACGCTGTGCAAGTTTATCCATATATGAATAGTAATCAGAATCTTTTCCATTCTTAAATCCATGAGTATTAACAAGCGGCTAATCGTTTAATAACGCACCCATCGTTTGCTCTATTGGAGGCAAATCAATTGAGTGCTGAAAAACAAAATGGCTACCTTGTTCTTGTGGAATTTCTACTTCTGGTTCTGGACCTCTACCAACAGGTGGTAGTATAGTCTATTTAAATGGCTCCTAAGCATTCATTTCTATAGTTTGAGCCGTTTCCTAAGGCACAACACTTTTAGGCGGCTACACAGCCATTAAATTGGGTTTCTGTTGAACTATAGGATATCCATAGTGTACTGCTGCAGCTTTTATAACAGACTGCATACCAGCAAGGTTCTTTGTATACTAATCAAGTGGAGCTTCAAAGTAACCTATACGTTTAAGTTCTTTTGCATAATCAGCTACAGTATCAGCATTCAAAGCTTTCTTATATTTACCAGCCATGTCGTTTAGATAAGCATCTATAAAAGCTGCATCATTCTTGTATGTATTATAATCTTTACCATTATATCCATAGCCTCCATAGTTATGAGCTCTTATAGCAAGTGGACTAGTTCCATAAGTACTTTCAAAAGCCAACTAACTCATAACATTATCATATGTAGACCTCTTAGTATAGCCTCTCTTAATAAGACCATTATAAACAAGAGGTCCAAGCTTATTAGCAAACGCCTAAAACTTATTAGGCTATTTGCTATTTGGTTGTTTAATTGGTTTCATAAGCATTACTTCTCACCAGTTACTCTATTCTTTAAAGCTGTAGAAGCTTTAATCTTCTCTCTCTAAAGCGCAGCATCATCCTTTTGTTTCTATAAAGCCATTTCGTGGTCCATACGCTTCTTTTCTAAGCTTATCTTAGCATCTTCTATCTCACGCTTCTAACGCGCCTCATAACGCTTTAAATAAGCCTCCTGATCAATCTTACGTTGCTCTGTAGCATCCTTTGCAATCTCCATAGGATCTGGTATACCATTCATGTTAGCATCCTTATCCTCAGTACCACGATATGCACTAATTTCAGCTACTGCAATCTTAGTCTGATTATCAGCATCAATCTTATAACGCTCAAGATCCATCTTAGCTTCCTCAAGCATAAGTTCTTGTTGTTTAGCTTCATTCTACATCTGATATAATTGCTGTTGCTGCTGAGCTTCAGCTTCTTGCTGTTGTTTCTGCATTTGCTCTTGACGAGTCTGCATATCCTTAAGTTTCTGCTTAAGTATATTGAAGTTGTCATTTGTAAGAATCTCAGCTGCTTCAAGTAAACTTGCGCCATTCTGCATGGCTGGCTGAATAAGCTGCTGCAACTTCTGTATATTCTCTACATCTTTAGAAGTGTCACTTACAAATACATCAATATCTTCATAGTAGAACTTCTTTGCTATATCTAAGAAGGCTCTTTCGCCATTATCAAATACATATGAAAGCTTCTGCTTACCAGTTCCTTCCCAAGCTCCTTTTGCTGTATTAAGAAGCATAGTCATCACATGTCTCTTACACTGATTATGAACCCAGAATAAAGGTTCTGTAATGTGAGACGACTGAGTTACAGATCTTTCAACATTACCAACAAGTTCAGATGTACTAATAGCACCTTCTCTCTAAGATGTAATACCAGATATAGTTCCAGCTAATAGTTCTATCTTATCCATTAGCTATATATACTCTGATATAACCTATGACATTGTTAAGTCAAGAGAAGTAATCTGATTAAATGTAGCTGGCTTACCGCCTTCACGACCAGGTACATTCCAACCCTCTTCATAAGGGTTAATAAAGTTAACACCTACAGAAGATAGATAATGCATCCATCTATCAGGTGTAATATTCATAGACTTAGGAATCTAGGTAATATCCATATTGATTACCTTTCCTTTATCTCTTGCTATTGCAAGCTCCAGTCGATACCACAACACAATATACATATATTGTAATGGTTTTAGTATACTAACTAAAGACCTTGGCTTACTGTTCGTTGCGCTATAAACACAACCACAATAGGGTAGCTTTTGTGAATTTGGATTATCAATACTTACATGCTGGTATTCAAGAGGCTGTATTCCAAAATATAAATCAGAACCAGCTCTATATCCTTCCCATACCTCTATAATCCAATCTGGTTCTATAGAAATCTCTGTTCCTACAGGATTATATGTTTCATCACATATAGTAACTTGAGGCTCTCCTGCCTCATCTAAAACGGTTACATAGAATATCTTCTTAAAAGACTTCCAACACACATGCCATACATTAATAGAATGTTTATTCTAAAATGAAAAACCATCCTTATCATATATACGCATTGTTATATGATTAAAATCATCAACTGGTCCTTTCTCTGGCATATCGCCAATAGGTGTTCCTGATAAGATTTCATTAAGTCTATTAAGATCTTTCTCATCCATCTTATCATTATATCTATCATATATCTCAGCTACTGGTAATCTCATCTTACGAACACACCAAGAACCGTCTTCTATAAATTCCAAGTCTGGACATTTATCATAATCAAAGTCCATAGGATTTACGCGCTCTGCGTAAGGTTCTCCGTTTTGAACTCCTACGTAGTATACTTCAGTTCCGCTAATCAAACCATCTTTCCAACCTTTTATAAACTCATTGTGTAATGAGAGTTTCTCTTTAAGATATTCAAGTGTATGATAAGCGGTATTTTCTACAACATCTTTGTACTCTTTATCCATATACTTAGCTATAGCTTCTGGTGGCATAATCTCACCACTCTATAACTATTGCTAAAACTATTGCTGTTCTTCTGGACCCATCTTAGATTGTATAGCTTCCATCATGTACTACATAAGCATTTCTTTTTCCTTATCTTGTAGTTCTGATACAGCTTCTTGAGATGTGCGAACAACTCTAAAGTTTAATGGTCTTTTAGTCTCCTCACCTATAAGCAAATCAATCTTAGGTCTAATAATATTAAAGTCCTAAGGGGTAGCAGGAAAACCATCATCTACCTTAAATGGATTCGTTATACGCTTAAAGTCTTTCTCGTCAAAGATACTGTTATATAAGTTGTAATAGGTCTACATCTCGCCATGCTGCGTATCACGCCTATCGCCGCCAGAAGTAACATTGCCTTCACCTATTATATAATCCACACAGGCATGCTACCACTTTTCATCTTTCTTAGTTAGCGGGAGCTTCTGCTATGGAAATGCGGCACTATATAAATTATCTTTTACTCCTATCATTGTTAAAATGTATATACAGGTATATCGTCTTGCTGCTACTCATCATTCCACCAAGATTGGCCAAACAATGGCATTTCAAAGAGTTCAACCTATTTGTTTTCTTCTTTACTTTTAGCTACCTTTACCTAATAGAGCTCTTCCCTATATATCATAGTCATACATAATGCTATGACTCTATCGACGTTCTTTACGCCATCATTCTCTATAAGTTCCTCTATTAGAGGTTCGCTATATACTCTTTCTATATTAGGATGCCCTGGCTCAAATTCATCCATAAGCCATTCAAGTATTAATCCTTCTCCATAAGCCCTAATAGACTTAGTCATATGACATCCTTTTCTTCTTTGTACTTTTGAATCTTTAAATACTTCAGAGATTACTTTATCTGGCTAATCCGCTAATAAGTAATCACAATGTTTATTTGTAAAGTAAGGATAAATACCCTTACGTTCATTCTCAAATAACAATCTTGCATTATAAAAGATTAAAAGCTTTCGTACATTTTCATAGTACTATTCAGCAGTATCAGGTCTGCCTGAATATTCTGCCACAATAACATCGTTCCAAGCTTCTCCAGCCTTAACGCGTTTAAATATAAATGTTGATCCTAAAGAATTTGTAAAAGACTCATCGTGGTCGTAAGGATCCGCACCAGCTATATATAATCCAAATGGAGGATCTTTAATTGGATATTCCCATATCACAATAGAACCATGTGGTTTATCATCTTTCTTCAGATGATATGTTGTTATATCACCAGACTTCTTCTCAGTAGCTTTAACCTACCCTTCTCCATCCCAAGCTAAGTCTACTACATGTTTCATGTTTCGTAGCTTCTCATTAGTTCTAATACGTGTTAATTGATTCATTAACAACTATCTTGGAAAGATGTTTTTACCAAGCTCCAATACAGCCTCCTACGGCTTTAATGGACGCTCTGATATAAATCTATCAATAGATGTCTGAGACGCACCACCATCTTTTACTTTGTTTCTTTGAGCAATAAGTTCTTCTATAGCTTTTTCTTTAATACTGTTACCATACTAATCCATGAATCTCTATTTACCGTTCTCGTTAGTAGATTCCATATTAGACCATGACGGAACAAAGAATCCACATTTAGTCTATTCTTGACCATCGTCCCATATATTAGGGAATGCTAAACAGTTGAACGCTTCTGGTTTATAGAATAAATTCTTAAGACCATCAAAAGCGCCACCTTCAGTACCGCCAGTACCGAAAGCTATCAAAAGACCAAAAGCCACACCATCGTCAGTTTCTACAGCAGGCTGTTCAACTCGCCATGCTGTTTCAAGATTAGGAAACTTACCACCCTCTTCAAATAGTACAAGTTTACCACGAGTACCACGAAGTCTTTCAGGATCATTCTTAAGTGTGATACCTGTTATACTTGATAGATAGCCTTGCTCAGTCTACTTACCAAATTCGTCAGTAATCTTAAAACCAGATACACGCTCCATACGTGTACTCGTAAGACGTTGTTTTGACCAAGCCGTATTCTTATCTATAAAGTCCATTATTTGCCAAGCTTTAGTAAGAAGACCATCACCAATTAAGAACTTCTATTCTGAAGCTACAGCAAAACTTTTAGATCCAGGTATTAACTCATAATTACGTACTAACATAGATGCTCCTTTAAATGAGTATCCACGCTGTCTTGACTTAAGCACAACTAAGTGTTTACCATAAGTCTCAGCTTCTTCTATGGCGTTAAAGTAATAGTAGTCATAATCCCAGAAGTTTGGGAACTCTAATATACGTTCACGTCTTGTACGTTTATTACCATATCTATCTGTATACTCAACTTCGCTAAGTTTCATAATTGGGCTATAGTTAAGATAAAAGTAATTATATCCACTTATAGCATCACCGTCAGGAGCAACATATCCATATAGACATCTATTAGTTTCTTCATCCCAGTACTTTATATAATCAGTAGTTCCTGGAGGAGCTAATGTATAAGTACCGTGTTCTTTAAAGAATATAGCTGCCTATCTAAATTTATCACTATTATAAATCTTCTTATTAAAGTCAACCATAATTATTTAACTGTTTCATATAGACCTATAACACCACCACCTTTAACCTTACCAGATTCAAGCTATTCAGCTTTAGCTTGTTTCATAGCTATGTCTAATGATTTAACTACTCCACTAACATCTTTAAGGATTCGTGTGATTTTAAGTGCTGTGTCTATATCCATACTACCTTCTGAATACTAATTCAGAGTTTCAATCAATCCCTCTGCTGCCGACTATGAAGATGAAAGCAGTCTGGTTCCAGGAGTCTGTTGAAACTCCTGAAACCTTTTTGCTAATATCATCATCTCGGAAGTAGGTTTATATTTATCATCATTGAACATATCTTTGCCTACAACAGACTATCTTTCTTTCTCTGGATAAGCCTCATATGGACTATTCCATTTGTATAGCCAAATGATATATTCAATTTCTTTTAGTGCCTAAGATTTATCTTCTGCATTATTATAATACTCCTTAAATGGAGGTATTGCTAAATCCTAAGTACTAAGCTTTATCTTACCACCTTGTATATCAAACATTATTAAATCTTTTTAGCCAATATTTCACCTGCATGTATATTATCACTTGTAACACCAGTTACGTATGGATCTAAGTTATCAAGATCTTCTTTAATTTTAGCGGTCCATGCCTCAAGAGCACAACCAGTTTCAGCAAGTTTATCAATTGAGCCAATCTCTGCAGTTTTTAGATTATCAATATTTACATCTGCAAATAAATATGCTTTAGAAGCTTTTGCGTCTGCATTGAACTCATTTATCTTATTGAATAGATCTGTCCATTCAGAAAAACTACTTCCAATCTTACCAAAGTAAACAATACCATATCTATAACTCTAATCAGCCTAAGCCATAAGTCTTAAAGTGAAAGGAGTTGAAGATATAAATGTAGCATTGCCTTTTAAACCATATCTATTAACAATATCAAGAAGTTTTATCGCATATGGCTTACCATTATATCTTGTATTAGTAGTGTCAATAGTATTGTTTTGCCACATCATACCTTGCTTTATTTCAATATATGGATGTAAGCCACACTCTTTACATAACTTACAGAATTCTTCAAGAGTATCAACTTTCTCTCCACTTGGACCATGGAATGCAAGTATATCGGCTAATGTATGATCTCCATACTTATATGATTTATCTGTAAGTGTAATTATACCATTTGTATAACCAACTGGAACATTGTCATCATGACTTACTATAAACTTACCGTCTTTAGTCATATATGTATCAGTCTCAACATATCTCCAGCCTTCTTTTGCAGCAGCTATAAATGCAGCTAAAGAATTAGCTCTTTCGGTCTTATGGAAGCCTTGATGAGCTATACTACGCATAACTTTATCATCGTTAGTATGGTCTTTCTTAGCTTCTGTTTGAGCTGTAGGCTTAAATTCTGGATTAGATGTTTTTAACATTACCTTTCCAAAAGAATCAATAGTGTTAGTCTATATACCAATAGTATCATTAGTATTTGCTACTAATATTACATACTTACCATCTACAGTAGCTGTGTATTTTTTAGCAGCTGTAGCCCAATTAGCCTCACCAAATGTGCCATCAGTTTTCTTCCAACCAATATACATTCTTAGAGTATTTGGAATTGTAATAATATCACCTTGCTTCAGATCTGCTACGAAATAAACACGTTTAATAGCTTGATTTATAGTCCACATCTATGTTGGAGAAATATTAACATTACCATTAATAAACTATGATGTTATATCTATATCCCAAGGACCATTACTATTTAAAGATACTACTGTTTCTATATCAGAGATAACTTGTTGTAATGTTTTTGTATTAGATTGATCTGAATTATGTCCATTAAATCCACCGATATCCTATATGTAAACTTTACCATTCCGTCTAACCTCTATTGCATTCTTTCTTTCATTCTAAGATCCAGCACCAACAGTAAACACGTATCTATCTCCTCCAGATAATGTCCTAGATACATTATAAGCGCCAACACCAACCTCTGAATTATTGGTTATATCTATACAATATCCAAAAGCTGCAGTATTATATACATTTCCAACATTGATGTCTGTTCCAGATATTATTGATATTGATCCATTATTAACGATGCTATATCCATTTACAATATTATTATTACCAAAGTTATATATACTAAAAAATGGAAGCTTTCCAGTTGGCTATTTAATAAATTTAGTAAAATCACTACTAGTTAACTTTATTTGAGTATCATTAATATCTGTTACTGTATAATCTAATTTTAAAATATTATCAGAATCTTTATAGTTTATTGAAATATTATCGTTTTTGATTTCTGTGTTATAGAATAATATTTTTGAATTCTTTATCAAATTATAAGTAGTACTATTCTTATCAACATTTACAATAATATTATTATCATCAATTTTTGTATATGTAGGATCCTATATTTTATTATATGAGAGTATATGATTTTGAGATCCAATTAATACTGCATAACTTCCTGTTAATACATTTTCATTACCAACTGAAATTAATCCATCACCTTGTATAATATTACCATATCCAACACTTCCACCATTAAACTATCCTTTTGCAATATCACCAATGATAAAATTGTTAGAACGTTTACTTTGATCATCATATGATATTTGATAACCTCTTATAGCATTTGTATTATAAGTATGTGTGTCTTTAAGGAATTGATCATTTTGCTAACTATTATTCTGCTATCCAGATCCACTTGATGCTTGACCAGCTAAACTTAATGTAGCATTAGCATCTAACACAGTTCCTTTTGGATAGCCTTTATTCTCACTACCAATAACAACGTTAAGATTTTCTGGATATATTAAACCGCCACCAGTAAGTGCGGAATTAACTAATTTTGCCGTATTCATATTTTTATATTAATTTAATCCCGCATCCATTATACGGTTTTATAATTATTTGTTATATTATTATCAATCAATGTTTTAGGATTTTCATGTACTACATAATTACTACTATATCCTGCAAATACATTACTAAATCTCTAATTGTTAGAATATTGAGATACACTTGTATACCTGTTAGATGGGAATACTGATATAAACTTAAAGTATCCTTGATTAGCATAATTTACATAATCCTAAACAAATGCACTATTTATATCTGTTAAGTTTGTGAACTTCTGGAACACAGAATTAAATACTACAGGATTTGCAGCTGTACTCTCTGGCGCTTTAACTCTATTAAATACATTACTAATATCTCCAAGCGTATTATTTGATATATAATCAAAAGCTGTAAATACTTGATTTGGATATACAGATGTATTAGCAAATGTTCCTCTTAGAGATGTTATATTAGGAGCATATTCAAAGAAATGTGGTGGGATTACATATACATCATTACTACTGCCACTCTTTGATACTCTTGTTAAACTTGAACATGCATTAAACATATTTGACAAGTCTTTCTTAAAGTTCTTAAATGGAAGTAACAATATATCTGGTATTCTACCTCTAAGTCCAGATTCATTATAATGTGGCCATTGTGGACCACAGTTATTAAATATACTTGTAATATCACAATCACCATTACAATATCTAAATAAGTCTGGAGCACAACAGAAGTTTAAGCTACCATTGACAACATTATTACCTTGTCCTATAGATACTAATGTTGTATTAGTATCATGTTCATAGTCGCCGTTATGTTTATTATCTTTAGTAGTTACACCATCGTAAGACCACATTATAGTTTCATCAATATTATCATAACTTGTATTAGTAGAAATAATTCCGCCTTTATATATAAACTTAAATGGATTATAATTTTCATTATGTATTAACTCTGGGCTATTGTTTATATATGGCTCTATTCTACTATTTGCAAATGCATTATACAAACTAAGTATTGATGTGTTCGGAGCTTCTGTAGATACAACTTGCTTAAAATATAATACTCCTTCTGGATTTATTACCTCTTCCCAATTTCCAGCATTTTTACGGAACCATTTCACAACATTATTAGTATTCTCCATCTTAACTTCGCTACCATCAGATCTTACTATATTATATATGATAACTTTTTTATTATCTCTATATTCTGTATCAGTAGTTAATGTTCCATCTTGTATACCATAATAAGTATTACTTATAGTTCTACTTCCATGATAGAATAATCTATATGGTATATAACTTTGATTACTTTCAGAGTATGATGAATTCGAGAATATACCATGAGCATACTAAAGATTAGGACAGTTAGCAAAACCATTAGATGTTAACTTATATGTAAACTTAATATCTCTAAATAATCCAACAACATTATTAAGATTTGTATTATGTAAGAATAATGATCCAGGAAGTTCTACATGATTACCATTTATCTAATTAGGCATTGTCGTATATGCAAAAAATCCACTACAGTTCTACAATTTAGGACAGTTCTTAAATATATCATACGGGAATTGACCATTAACAACTTTAGTACAACCATTTCCAAATATAGTCTAACTATAATTATTATCAATACAATCTATATACGTTAGATTTATAAAACCTTTAAATGAATCATCATTTATATTAAATATAACGCCTCCATTTAATTTCTCAGAAGACAAGAAACCATTTATTCTTGTAACATACTAAGGATTCTTAAATATATTTGTAAAATCAATCGTTCCATGTCCATATTTAGATATAAACGATTCTGATACATTATATACGTTTGTTGTTATATTTATTGTATCGTAATCTATATAATTAGCATTTACGAATCTATTTATATTACTAAGGTTTGTTAAATTCTTAAAGAAGTCTTTAAGATTTCCATATAAAGAAGGATTAGACTTAAATGATTCATCAAGATTATCTTCTATTATAGTATTAAATACATCTGATGTATTAAGTGTATTTGTATTATTTACAATTACATTATTAGTAGTACCTAAGAAAAGTGTTACGTTATTTATCTTATAATTCTTAGTACTATGTCTAAACAAGAATCTATCAAATACTCCAACTATTGGTCCAGTCCAAAACATACCAATATCTGTAACCGAATCTACAAGCGGGCTAAACAAACCGTCATCTACAGTTACATTGTCACCAACAAAATGTGGAGAGCATAATACTGCGCTATTTCCCCAACATCCAGTAAAAGTATCATGTAAAGAAGTTATTCCTTTAGCAAGTTTAAACATATATCTATTAGGAGAGTTGTCAGCCTAATTTGTCTTCTAAAACTTTACATTCTATGAAAAATAAAACATTGCTGTAAGATCTGTAATAGAACCTAAATTCTATAATGTATAATATATATCAAACAAAGTACACGCTGTTTCTCTATACATACCAAATGCATTAGTTATACCTTGGAATGTAATATTTGTTTGTTTATTAGATACATTAATAGGCATAACAAAGTTATCATCAGGTATAGGATTATTTGTAATAACTTCACTTGGTAGTTTTACAACATGTGTATTATCAGCTATAGCTTGTACGTTCTTTCCTTGGAAGTTAACAGTACTTGTTGTTCCATGTATAGAGAATTTAGATAACTAACTAAAACATCCACTACATTTAACAACTATATTACCATATACTCTTAATAAGTTTTCACATTTCTAAAAAGTATTAGTTATATATGCTGGTTTGTTAACATCTGTAGAGAATTGTATTTCTTTAATACCAGTATTATTCTGTATGTTAAAATCTTGTATACTTGAAAACTATGATAAATCAAGAAGCTAATTGTTGTTAAAGTTACTAACCTGTGTATTATTTAAATACAGTTTAAGTATATTCTATTGATTACAATTATTAATATTAGCTGTCTTTAGGTTATTATTACCAGATAGATTAACATTTGTTAAACTATTTAAATCTGATAGTGTAACAAAGTTATCTTCTCTACCACCAATAAGCTAAGAGTTATTTGTTATCTTAATATCTGATAGATTAGGACAGTTTTCTACATCTACTATTTCAAGATTAATATTACTATCAACTATAAGTCTTTGTAAGTTTTCACAATGAGTAATCTTTACACTTCTTAAGTTTGCATATCCAGTAAGATTTAATTCCTTAATAGTATTACAGTCTTCTATATATACAGAACTTAAATTATTGCATCCAGAAAGATCTAAGTCTGGAAGATACTGCTGATGTATAAGTCTTAAATCTATAATATTACTATTTGTAATATTAAGACTCTATAAAGGTACATTTGTTGGTATGAATATATTAGTAATACAGCTACTGCCTGATATATCAATATCAGTTAACTTTGTAAACTTAGTTCTTGCATTAGCTGTACCAGGATTCTATTCTATATCAAGATAGAACGAATCTCCACTAATAGCACATGCTGTATTTGCAAAGTTTATAGTTCTAACCTCAGATACATTTGCTTGTCTAAATACATCAAGACTAAACTAACCACTAAAGTACTTATTGTTATGCATATCTAATGTATGTATAGCTGGAAGACCAAGAGGATCAATATTTAACTCATTTATAGATTTTGCAATAGAACTAATTTTCATGTTATATAATGGAGTAGACTTATCTCCAAGTTCTATAATTGAATTAGAGTTATTAATAGTCCAAGTATAAGGACCACCCTGCTGCATATTACCAACATTAACATAAGTCTTTGTATTATTTGGCAAGAAGTAGAATGCCTGAACAGTATCACCAACAGCTATTCTTGAGATAACTGGACAGTTAGATGTTACTGGTAAAGCGTCAACCTAAGTACCAGCTACAGTAGCATTAACTGTAACATCAGTATTATTCTTAAAAGTCATAGCTGCCTATCTCTTAGACATATCTCTCCATCTAAACAAACTATCTAAGAATACAACATGCTTCTTAAGCCATGTTCTATTATGAGCAACTTTACGACCATGGAGCTTTACAATATCTTTAGCATTTGTAATAATATTACTTGTAAACTAAAGCATATATTTAAGCTTGTAGTCATAGTTAAATATAAGAGATCCACAAAGTTCTGTTTGCTTTACAAAGTACTTATCTGTAAAGTAATTCATAAATGTATCATAGCCGTTAGCATTTGCTAAAGCTTCAGTGAAACTTCTAAACTCATACCAATACTGAGCGTATATTGAGTTTACCGTATCTTGACCATCTCTCCACTTTGCTTTTGTAAATGGAGTATCAAGAGAAAGCCACAATTTATTAGTATTTGCAGATACAGTTGTTTTAGATAAACCTTTGCTATGATCAAACGTCTCAGCTACATACTTCATACCTTGTGTAGCATTTTCAGATGTAGCTTGATTTGTTATGTATTTAATCCACACATCTGGATCAATCTTAAGCTCACCTTGGTTATCACTACCATTAGCAGTATCAAGGTCATAGAAGTCTACATAGAATGTAGAACCATCCCATGTTCTATATGTAGAGTTCTTACCAAAGTTATCTACAAGACCGAAGTAGTTACATATGATAAAGTATTTGAAAGCGCTATCTACGCTAAATCCCATATTATCACTAACACTATTAGGATCAACTACAATCTACTGCTTTTTATTCAGCTTACTATAGTTACCACTTGAATCAACAGTATATTGATCATAAGAACCAGAGATCATAGGAATTGTATTAGATCCATTAACATCGCTTGAATAACAACCCTCAATAGGAAGTTTCATAATGTTTGAAACAAAATCTTTAAAGCCTTGATAATCTGAAGTTCTCTTACCACTTGGGAACCTAACTTCATACTTCTGGTTTAGAATATTATCATCATTCTGCCAGAAATCACCTTTACTTGTATCAATGTCTTCTGGAAGACTGTTTGTTATTCTTTCAAATCCAACTAATGAGTTTGTATCTTTAATCTCAATCCAAGCAGATTTATCTTGATCAAACGTCTCATCTATTTCTACATTATCAGCATAGAATGGGAATGTTGTAACTTGAATTGGATTATGATCTGTAGCATTCTTAATTGACTTAACCTACTTAAAACCTAAGTTTCTATGAGCGTCACGACCAATGTTGAATGAATAAACTCCAAGCGGAGTTACAGATAAAGTGTTCTAAGCGTCTGTATAGAACTTTATAATAACAAATACTGGGAAACCTTCTACTGTATGTTTAAGCGTAGCTGTAGGCTACTATGTCTTAACGTACTGAGAATCATATACATTCTTTAAAGCTATAGGATCAAATGGGAAATAAGGATTATCTTTCTTTCCAAGTTCAGTGTTTATAAATGAACCGATAGCAGCATTGTTAGCATGAGAGCTATCCACAATATCAGCTTTGAGTGTATAAGTTTGTTCTGGTATCCATGTTGACTTAGGTGTAAATATAGTACCAGTTGGTAATGTTATATTTAAGTTCTTTACTGAGTCTTTAAGAGTAGATGTACCCTGAAGGCTTATAGTAGCATTCTTAATAGTCTTTACAGAGTTATCTGTATTTGAACCATCATTGCTAATACCAACTGGGTCCCAATACTGAACAACCTTATTTTCTGTTTCTGGTAATGTTACAGAAGAAGAAGATTGTTGTTTAACAAATGAGTTGAATGACCATGATGAATCATTACTAACATCAATAAGCATAATTGGAACACCTATCTCTTTTGCATTCTCAGCTAACTTATTTACATCGAGCCTATTGTTAGAATCAAGTAAGAAGTCTATAGTATATTGCTATGCATCTTTATCATATAGCAAAGACTTAATATTTCCATCAGCGTCTCTTGAACAGAAGTTCTTTTTCAACTCTGAATCAATTCTACCATAGTTAGGAGATTTATTAACATAATTTGTAGCTATAATATTATTTATATGCTGACACATTATATCAAACTCGTTAAGAGCTTCTGTGTAGATTCTAATACTATATATATTAGTATCACACTTGTTTATCAAATACTCTTTACCACCTTTGACGTATCTTCTACAACCTACATATAAATTATCACCCATCTTTATTCTGGTTGATAATTTACGTATTGCTGATACTACACCATCAAGATATACTTTAACAATATATTCTATGTTACCATCAACTACTTGCGAATAACAAACAATAGCAATATCGTTATCAATATTATCTTCAAGCTCAAGAACTCTTTGGTTATCTATATACAAACCATGTACATCTATTGATATACCGTTTGTAATATCACCTAAGTTACTATCAGCTACAGATACATCACCAGAAAACAATATAGTTCTATTATCATCTGGGTGATAGTCTGAATGATAATGTAAACATATAGTATATACGTCTCCTAAAGATGATAATAAGTCATCAAACTTATAATCTGCATTATCAAGCTTAAACTTGTTTATAATACCAGTAGCTCCATTACTTACTCTGTAATAGAACTCTCCAGTATCCTTAACGCTAATAGCTGATCTAACATTTTGTTTGATTGTAGACATGCTTGACTTAGCGGTCTTTGATCTAAGCTTGTATAAATGATTAGTATATGGAAATTCATATGTGCCTTGATTAAAGTTTCTTGCAGTCATATCAAAGATACAACTATTATACATATTAAATGTATCATTAATATAGTTAACCTTTGATTTAACAAATTTTACATAATATACAGCTTCAGCTGTTTTATCACCAGCTTTAACTACTACTCTAACTTTTGAAACTTTATCTTTTACTGCAAAGTCTTTATTTGATACTGATATATAATCTTTAACAGTCTATGCAAATATACCAGGTTGATTAGATCTAACTTGTGTATCATCAATAAATATATCATAATTAAATGATGTCAACTATGATACATATGGTGTAAATTCAAGATACAAACTACCATCCATATTAACTTCTACGGGATTGTTCTAATACTTACTCATAACATTAGTAGAAATCATAATAGTATTTGATACCAAAGTTAATGAAGATTTAATAGACTTTGTTATATTCTAATCTTGTTTATTTGTAAGAGTTTGTTTTACTGAATACACATCTATCCACTTTGTATCTTCTGTAAATAAGTCGGATAAGCTTATAGAGTTAGTCTATTGATTTGTAGAAGCTACACTTATATCATAAGACTTCTAAATAGTATTACTACTTCCTTGTATCAATAAGTCTAATGTATATTGTCCAATAGTACCAACACTATACTATAACTTGATAAATGATGTATTAAGTGTTGTTAATGAAGCAGCAACGTCTTCACATTTTAATATAATGTTATTATCAATAACAGAGCCACTCCATTGTCCTTGTCCGTATACACCATTACTATCGTCATTATAAGATGCTGATATAACAAGTCTACCAGTGTGATTATTTAATGATTTAGCAACATTTGTATAAGGTATAAAGAATACACTGTTAGCTGCATTTACTGATGTAGCATATATTTTTGTACTACCTACATAAGCTGATATTTCCCAAGGTTTATTGTATTTAACAGAAATACCTTCAACGTTAACTTGCAGACCATCCTCTCCCATATTAATAGTAGAGTTTGATTCTTTATTGTTAACCTTTATTGTTACTGATAATTCTTCGCCTGATGGAACTGTACCTACACCTCCACCAGATCCGCCTCCACCGTGAAGTGCAAGCCAGGATATATTTCCTTGCGCTATAGAAAGATCATCTTTTAATCTTTCAATAGCAGTATCTACTGATATTACCGATTCGTTAGCTTTAAGCATTTTGGGATTAGTTAGCGACACTCCTTTAGCATCGCTACTCATTAATATCTCCCATTTGCTACGATCGGTATTAAATTTCTTTAAGTTATTCATTATTAAAAGATTAAAGAGTTATTGTATACGTTTCTGTGCTTGTTATATTATAAGCTTGCTTATCAGCTTCTGATGTAGGTTCGCAAGTCATACTAACAGTAGTTAAGTTAGGAATCTATTTGTTTGGATCCCACTTAGCAGTATTCTTATCTTCATTAACATCCCACACTCCATGTATCTGTTTAGCCTCAACAACTACTGAGTTATTTGTAACCTTATATTTTATATACATAGGATAATGTTGTTTTCTATTTTCAGTAGGAGCAGTGGCATTTGATGCTGCCTTAAAATAAGACATAAGCCAAGGAATTAAAAACTCATCTCCTGAAGGTTGTTCTTTGTTAGATACAAGTTTATATCCAGTAGCCTAAGACATAACGTATGTAGGAGCTGTAATTGTATCTACAAGCTCATATCTTGCAAAGTTGTTAGATGGATCAATATCTTGCTGTCTTGTAACCTGAATTACTGGACGCCTTGATAAAGCATCATCAACATCTGCCATTATATCAATATCTGGATTAACTTTATTCTCAGATGTAATATAATTCTCTGGTGCATCATATATAGGCTTACTTAATGTATAAGTATGCTTATGTCCACCAAACACCATCTTTATTCCATACTTCTTAAACAGTCTTGAGAATCTATATTTACCAGCAGTGTTATGTGTATTAAGGTGAGAACCTTCTCTACCGGCACTACCTTTCATAAACTACCAAGTAACCATTGTAAATGGCATCTCATGCATATATACAAATGGCTTCTTAACAAGCTTACCTGAATTAATAAGTGATTCAAACCAAGCCTCAATGCTCTGATTAGCAGCCTATGCAAATGAAGCATCTGCTATACCATTATTATATGTCTTACTTGAAGCTTCTGCTGTTTCTGAATTTACACATACAAAACTAAAGTCTCCATACGTATAGTAGTATAAAGAGTATAAAGGATATGAATTACCATTCCAAGTAAATGAATAGTCAAAATCTGGATCAAGTTCAAATGTAAAGTATCTCAATACATTAATATGGTTAAACTTAGAAGTAGCATCTTCTCCGTCTGTAAGAAGAGTTGGTTGTTCGCTACATAGATCATTATTACCTATTGTAAACATCTCTGTCTTATTTGGTGTAAATGTATCAAGAGCTTCGTAATAATCAATCCACTCATTCTCTCTATTACCACTCTGTGCAATATCTCCAGTATTAATCAAGAAGTCAAAGTTCTCTTTAGCCATTATACCTGCAGATCTAAACCATGGTCTATAGTCCAACCAACTAAATCCCTATTGATCAGTCTCCTGTATAAATGTAAATCCATTAGCAGCAATATCTGAATCACTTGCTACCTTTGTCTTATAGATTTTACTCTTATATGACTCATCTGTAAATCTACATACTTGATATTCGTACTCTCCAGCTTCAAATGTATTGCTTAGAACAACCTTATGAGTTGTTACCCACATACCACTTGGAGTTCTCCATCTAAGTCTCTTATAATGATCTATAAACTTATTTATAGCTGCAGTGTTATTCTTATCACCTTGTGTTATAGATCTAACTACAGTCCATTCAGTTTGGCCAATCTTTCTATATCTAAGATACTCATTATAGTTACCAACTGATACCCAGTTAAAACATCTTGAAGCTTTATTTGTATCACCAGCTGTAGCTTTTATACCGAATGTACATCTAACACAATTAGGTTTAAATGGATCAAATGATGTCTTATTTGTAAAGAAGTTCTTACCTTCCCATGAAGATTTTGGAGTAAACTTCTATTTAAGACTATCTGGATAGTAATACATTGGAACATTACCAACAAACTATGTCTATGTATTCATATTTATATATGTCCATAAAGACTTAGTCTTTCTTGCACCATATGCTTTATTACCCTGTTTAGAAGGCTCAAGCATAAACCATCTTACATATACACAGTCTTTAGCATTATCCGTACTATTAACCTGGAATGTAGCATCACCTTCATATACAGAACCTGAACCAAATCCACAGCTATCAATATACCCTTGATATGTAAAGTTCTTGTTCCATGGAGACTTTAATTCTCCTTTATCAAGAGGATTGCCTTGCTAATTATATACCCAGTTGTTTTCAATATCACCAACACATAGATAGAAGCTTGATGCATCTTGACTAAATCCTATTGGACTATCTCCATCCATCCATATCTAATCATATGAATTAACTTCTATGAATGCACTCTTGGTAGTATTACATCTCTGTCCACGTATTAAATATGTAGAACCAGCTTTTATAACACCATCAAGTTTAAGAGTCTTCCACTTAAAACCATTATGACCATTTCCATATAGAGTTCCATCTGTATATAACAACATTAAACCATTTAGGTTAATATCATTATTTGAACCATTTGCAAGCTCTATAAAGTTATGACTACATATCTGGTTATCATTGTTTACGCCTCCACAATATACTTCATTTATACATAACAAATGATCAACGTATACTTTCCATGCAGGATCAATATTTCCAACCTTTGTAGTTTGATCAACTTTTCTCCTTACAGTTATTTTGCCATTCTGATCAACTTGTACATTATAAGAAGAACCCCCATCAGTAAATGTAAGGTGATCAAGATGTGTAGCATATAAGTCATCTACAGATATACCACCACCAGATCCTCCAGAAGATTGTTCACTTCCAACTACATTAAATTTACCATCTTTATACAGAACTACTTTCTTTCTATCTGTATAATACAGAAGCTCACCATCTATAAGATTCTGCCTATTCTTACTAAAGTTAACAGCTGTATCCATCTTTATAGATATATGGTTAACTGTAGGTTCTATGCCAGTTGTATTTGGCTGTGTAGGATCTGTATTGACATTATGCTCTTCCGTTATCTCAGTAGGTCTAATAGGATCTGCTGTGCGCATAATCATCTATCTTGCGCTGGAATTAGAATCTCCAGCTACAATGCCATTAAGGATCATCTTATTTATAGTACCCATATTTGAGTATATATCCTTAATAGCATCTTTAATCTTTAATAGCTCATCTGAATTAGAGCTATCTAAATGGACACCTTCACTGGTGTCTAACCATAGTACATCTTTTGTACTTGGCTCAACTTCGCCAACATATAAAGCATTACTTATGTTAAAGTTGTTTATAATGTTGCGTAATTCTTTTATAGAAGTGGAGTTACGTTCTATTCCTGTAGTGTTGGCTTCTATAAGCCTACGTGCATCATTTATGATATTATCCTTACCATCTATGTAGTTCTTAAGCTTATCTATCTATGCTTTAAGATCAACATAATCAACAGATGGAGGATTACTACCACCATTACCACCAGAACTAAATCCACCCTTCAATAATATCTTCCTAATGGAATTAGCGTCTAACAGATCTCCTTCTTCAAATACTTGTCTTGTGATACTATCGCTATCGCTAAACATAATAACTCTTGGAGTCTTTGGGTTAAACACATTTTCCACAAGTCTGGAACCAAAAAGTTTAGATTTCTTCATGTGCTATAATTTATATAATTATACAAACAAGGAAAGGGAACTACACATTATTGTGTAATCCCCTTACCGTCGGAATTTTGCCAGTACCATTTACGACGCCATTCCGCATAGCCTTGTCACGCGTTACTCAGCTATCTCAGATCCGCTTACGGAATCCGCCGCTACCATAGTAGCATCTGTAGTAGTACTCTCAACGTCTTGAGTCTTCTCTGCAGCTGCGTCAGGCGCGCTCAACTTCTCATCGCTGGAACCATAACCACCTTCACCACGTTCTGTCTCACTAAGCTCTGCTACCTCTGTAATTGTAACTTCTGGAATAGGCATGATAATCAACTGAGCAAATCTCTCACCAACTTTGTATACAGCTGGAGCAGCATCAGTAGTAACATGCATCTTAGCAGTAATCTCACCACGATAGCCAGAGTCAATTACACCTACAGCATTAGTCAAAAACATAGATTTCTTAGAAATAGAAGAACGAGGGAACACTAAACCAACATGGCCTTCTGGAATTTCTACAGCCAGACCGCAATGGTATACAACAACAGTCTGACCACAATCATTTGGTTCAAGTGTAATATCTGTTGCTGTTAAGTCAAGTCCTGCGTCACCTTTGTGTGCGCGTATAGGCAATACAGCCTTCTCATCTAATCTTTTAATTTTTAGTTCCATTCGTATTTAGTTAAAATTATACATAAACAAGTTATCCCACTAGGATTCGAACCCAGACTAAGAGGGTTAGAGCCTCCTGTGCTAGCCGTTACACCATAGGACAATGTTATACTCCAGTAAGTCAAAACTATACCATATTATTACTAATATGCAATCTTGTGTGCGTCTTGCATCGACTGCACCTGTGCATTGTAGAGTATAATGTGCGGATTTTAAAGATACCGCACCATCTTATGATAAACATTTAATCAAATGTTATTGATTAATTCATTTACTTTGATATAAATGTAATGTAGATAAATTTTTATACTAAAATCAATTTTATTATGAAAAATAAAAATGTAGTTGCGGAGGCAGGATTCGAACCTACGACCTTCAGGTTATGAGCCTGACAAGCTACCACTGCTCTACTCCGCAATATTAGCTCTTTGATAGAGCTTATGAAAATATCATTTCTTATAGTCAATCCATCTTTACAGCGTGGATAATCTGTTGTTTCTATTAAGCTGAAGCACTTATTTTATCACAACAACAATCAGTCTCTTTATCAGGCTTATTACGTTCTTCAATATTAGTCTTAATATAATTAGCGACAGTATCATTTCTGAATGTTACAATCTCAGCTGCATCTTTACCTCTACTGAATGCAAAAACAATATCATCTTTCTTAACATTGAATACTTTGCCATTCATTGATATCTCCATATCTTCAAGAGCTACAAATGTATCACCCATTGACAACCATACAGAAGGGATTGTTGCAAGTTCAAATACTCCGTTATTTTCTGCAATGCTATAAATAGCACCTCTAACTTCAACAGCTTTCTTCATGATTACTTATTATTACGTGTTACCCAATTCCACAATCTCTTAATAAGAGAAGCCTTCTTAATTACAACCTGTCCGTTCTTAACCTTAAGAGACTCACCTTCCTTAAGTTCAACTGCGCTAACCTTTGTAATGTTACAATCGCCATTTGAGAAGTTAAGTGCTGTACCAGTGCTAAAAGCTTCATTCAAGAAGTTATTAATAGCATCATTCTCTACAATGTCACAATACTGTGCAAACATGTGCTTATCAATTGGTGCGCCATTGTTAATGTTACCTTCTACTGTACAGATAACAACATCATCGTATGTCTCACACTTTGAGAGGTCGATGTTAAACTTTGCGTAATCTTTCTTTGTGTACTTCATTTTGTAGTATATTCTTTTTGTTTATTATCCTTATATCTTCGTTTAAGCTTAAACTTAAATAGCTTATTAAAAAGTATATCGCTTGTATCTTCTGACTTCATTATTTGTTCTGTCTATTTAAATACATGTTGACAAACTTTCTTTACAACATCAAAGTCATATCCTGTTTCTTTAGATATTTCTCTTGAGATAGAATCTATATCTATCATTTACAAACAGCTACTATATCGTAGTAATGAACTAACTTACTGTCTTTAAGTAAATCAAAATACTCACCTCTCATGTTTCTAACAAGAACAACATCACCAACATTTATCTCGTATGGCATATTCTCTTTGTGTTCAAAAGAAAGCGGAGTCTTAATTACTACAGCTTTACGAAAATCGGATTCTACTTCCTTTACCTCAGTCTCAACCTTATCAAAGTCTACGGCTTCTATACCGTTCTCATCTTTCTTTGCAGGCTTTACATCGACTGGTTTACTAAACTCTTTCTTTACCTTAATCGGGTCCAACAGCTTAACTAAGAATGCGTCTGTAAAACTATATTCAATCTTATTAGCAATACTTTCAGCAAGCTGTGACTGATCCATTAATTTGTTATCTTCCATTACTTCTTTAACTCTCTAAGGTGGCTTAAAGCCTTAATCAAATTCTTTAAAACTGTGCCCTTCTCAACCTTCAAACAAGCTGGCTTATCGTCGAAATCACGATCAAGATTATCAAGCTCCTCATTATAACGATTGAGCATAATATCAATCTCGTCAAATACGTTTCTGAATGTATCGTTCTTCTTGTAGTCAACTTCCTCAAGATAACCATTCTTAATCAACTCCTGTGCGTATACAGAATCAATCTTGAATGTAGCACTAAATGAAAACTTAGAATCGCCAGACTCTGTCTTATCAACAGAACTATCACTGTCTGTAAATACGTAAGACTTACCGTCTTCTGTTAGAGTCAACTTATCTCCAATCTCTAGATTAAAGAATGGCTCGATTACTTTTAATTCTTTCATCATAGTCGTATATTTTTGTGAAATTCGACTGCGTAACGTAAGATCAGCTTAACTTGGTTGCAAAATTGAAATATTTTTGCAATTTGCAACTTTTGGGTATATATATCCGTTATGGGGGATATAGGGGGTAGGGTGGGTGTGATATATAATATAAACTATATACAAACTATGAAGAATATAGATATATACGAAACAATATACGAAGTAGATATAGCAGTATGTAACAAGAAATGTACTAATAAAGATATAATAAATAACTTCTTAACATCTGATGACAAAGAAATAACAGAAGAATTTTTATCTGTAAAACCTACTACAAATGCATATACTTTTAGAGCTATAAACAAACATAATAGACACGCTACATTTGTAGTAAGAATATTAAAGACATTTGGTAATACTAAATTAGAAAAAGATACTGATCTAATAAATACTATAGCTCATGAAGCTATGCATATAGTATTAGATACATTTGACAAGATTGGAGAGATAGTTAGTGTACATGTACAAGAACCTTATGCTTACTACATTGGATGGATATGTGAATGTATATATAAATCATACAAGAAATGAATACTATAGAACTAAATGCAATACTATACTACGCTGATTATTTATCACTTAGAACAATAAGTAAGCCAGTTACAGATAATTGTAAGTATTACTTCATTCATAATACTCCTATAAACTCTGCATATATAGTAGATCTTACACCATTTTACGATGAAGATAATCTATTCTACAAACAAGCTAAAGAAGAATATGATGAGCTTAAGAATAAGTTTGGAGAAGCTGGAGTAATGTCATTCTTAGAGAATATATCAGATCTAAAAGCTTGTGGTACTGTAGGAGCTAAACAAATGCTTAAATGCATACATAGATATAGTACAACAATAGACAGAAAGAAAGCTTTCTCTAGATATTATAGATGGCTTGATAAGTAGAAATACATACAATTTGTAGAAGACGAAAATGGCGAACAAATAGAACAAGAATGTTCAAGGTACGTAGCTCACTCTGAAAGAATGCGCGGAAAACAAATCATTTATCAGAGCCCTGAGATGGCTTGAAAAAGAACAAAGATATAGACTTAAAAATGGATTGTACAACAAAGAAGTTGACATTTAATTTATCTTAAGAACAATGGGGAAAATAAGTAAATATAGTAATCTATACAAAGACAACACTTTGATAAGATCTGTAAACAGCAAAGGAGTTTTAGAAAAGTATACTCTAAAAGAAGTTCAAGATTTAGTAGATAAGCTTGGTACTGAGAAAGATGAAAATGGTCGTATAAAAGATCAGGAAGGATTTAACAACGCATCATATATACTTATGCAAATGTACAATGATCCTAAGTATAATGATGAAAAAGAAAACTTTATAAATGAATTAAATGACAGATTGCGAGTTAACAAAGAAGAAGTTGGAAGATCTCTTGACGAGTTGGATAGAGGACTTCAACAAGGTGAAGCTGACGAATCCTCCGATACTAACAGTGAGCGCGAAGCAGTACAAGTATCTGGAGAAGATGGGGATAATAAAGGACGGGAAACTGGTGACGATGCCATCAAGTTCAACCTCAACGGACAAGAAGTTACCATGTCTAAGACCGACGTTGAAAAAGACAAGGAGATGTCTAAAGGAGCGTTCTTAAAGTCATACGATATAAATGACAATAAAGAAGAGTACGTAGAATACAAGGAGAATTAACTATGCCAAAGAAAGAAGTATAGAACTATTACCTAAAGTTCACAGATTACGTAGAAGTAATATATGCTGCATACAAGGAGCCTGAAAAAGACTGGGTTCCTTGTACAGACGAAGAAGCACAATAGATTGTTAAACTAAACGCTTAGGCGTACATGATATATAAACAAGCATATGAAGCTAATAGAAAACAAAATAGAAAAGTTAGAGCAAAAGCATGATCTTCTTGGTGTTTACGAACAAATAGAGATAGCTGGTAGAACTGCATATAAATCATTAGATAAGATAGAATATGATGATAACGGAAGATCTAAAACGGCTAAAGCGTTTGTAGATAAGATGATAGAGCTTGGTCATGGATCTCCATTAGAGCACGGTACAGTATATCTTAAGTTTCCATCAGACGGTAAAGTAAATATGATATATTGGCTATCAAGCTATACAATTGTTAAAAAAGATCCAAATATATCAGATTCTCCAATTTATATAACTACAAACTATAGAGTGTTAGTTGAGAATGACCTACTTGAAGATTTAGAGTTTTTGTGTGAGCCTACAGAATATCATGAGAAGCGTACAACGTTTAGATTAACATGCGCAAGAGTACAAGCTGATTCATTTGTAAGACATAGAGTATTCTCATTCTTAATGGAGTCTACAAGATATTGTAACTACAGTAATGGTAAGTTTAACAGTGAAATAGAAGTTGTAAAACCAACTAAAATTGATACATTTAAAGGCGTTTTAAATGAGTTTATAAAATCATGGGAAAAATCTGAAAGCGCATATATACAGTTAGTAAACTATGGAGTTAAGCCTGAAGATGCAAGAGATGTACTTCCATTACAGCTTAAAACAGAGCTTATAATGACAGGTACAGAGTCTCAATGGGAACAATTCTTTAAGCTCAGAATATCAGAACACGCACACCCTGATGCAAAGTATATAGCAGAAAAAATAAAAGAACAACTATGAAGAATATAATTAAAACCATAAAGTCTCTGTTTAAAAAGAATAAAAGCCGTTGTTGTGATGATTATGCTATTAAACTCAACATGATGTTCGGAGTAATATTTAATCGAGTTAGATTAGCTAATGCTTATAATTATAAGTATGTATTTAGCATCATTCCTCTTGATCATACTGTAATAATAAAATGCCAAACTTATAATAACATCTCAAGCTGGATGTCTTTAAACTTAATGCACTATTGGAAATATTCAAAAGAAAATTTAACTGATTATATTGATAAAGAGTTAAACGTTTTAGCTAACGAAGTAGATAGTAGTTATAATTGTTATAAAGCAAGTAAAAATGAAAAAGATAATTAAAGCTCTGGCTCACTCATTTCATTGGGTGACAGAGAGTAATAGACTAAAGCATATCCAATACGGATTCTATGCTGGTCTATGTGGAACAATATTTGCTGCAATCAGAGCAGGTTTAGCAGCAGAGTATAAAGATAAGCAATACGGCAACGTATTTGATTGGCTTGATGTAACAGCAACTGTAGCAGGAGGTATGTTTGGACAAGCAGCACAGCTGTTATTAATGTTAGGAATATATAAAATATTTAAGTAATATAAACCCAGGGTGATTAAGTTCATTCTGGGTTTTATTTTGTCTATAAGGGAGAACCCTTTTCTTTCTTTATATATTTCTTTCTTTTAGGAGAGGGTTTAGCTAAGCTTATATAGACTATATAAACTATATATACTTACTGTACCCTAATTTCTTTTCTTGTTTACTTCTTTTCTTTATTGGACGGCATAGATAGCCTATATTTCACAAATGAGCTCATATAAGCCTCTGTAAGCCTCTATAATAGATCAGGTGGATAAGTTATCCAGAGAGTCTATTATAACGCGTCAGAGAGCCTGTAAATAGCCTTAAATCGAATGCAGTATATTTCTCTATAAAAAATATTTTTTATTTTATTTTTTAAATTTAGTATGAGAGTATAAACAAACGGAACTAAAATTTATTATTTTTTGTTATGCGAGTGTATAAACGCGGAACTCCCCCCTGCCACTTCCCCGTGCTCGTTGCAGCAGGAAAGTACCCCCGTACCCTACCAAGAAGGCAAACTCGATTAATCATCGTATTCGCTATGATACAAGTAATCGCATTATGGAGTGTGTTTGTGCTTGCGGTAATCATTGCAGGTATAGCACTACTCAGAGCATCTCATGAATAACAGTAGTGGGATGCAGTGGTGATTAGGCTGTGTGATATTAGTGTTTTTTCTACACGAGTATATACACCAGCCTACTCATCATAATAGATGACAATTAGACAAAAACAAGTATATGTTAGGAAAAACCGTATTCTATCTTCGTGTCCAGGATGCGAAGAATAGACGTTACTGGCACGACAGCCAGAACTATGATTCAATGGAAGAGTTATTTGCTGCATGCAAGAGCTGGTTGGAAGAACATCCATTCACTCCTGTGATCTTTGCAAAGAAGGTTATAGTAATCCCTGAGTAATCAGGGGGCTATAACCCAATCCAAGGCGTCATACTCAATTAAACATAACATTCGTAACAAATAAATTAAGACATGACAAATCAAGAATTTAAGTATATTCTCATTGAGAATGGGATAGACTACATTAAGATTGTTCGCACTCCAGACTTTAGAGGCGGATATGACCCAATAGTATACTTCAACGAGGAAGCTAAGAACTACGAGCTTCAAGAGTTTGAGTATGTCGAATTCGAGGGTGATGTAGATAAGGCTGCAGAAAATCGTAATATGGTTTTCGAGAGTGTGTATGATCGAGGCGTAAGGATGGTTAACTATCCACCACTCGATGGACTTGTAATGGATAAAATATATGCGTACGAATAGTGCGCATATATACATCCCAAGAAGCCATACTATAACCCACTGCGCTCGCTTCGCTCGCGAGTCCTCGTTGCTACCCAAGTTGCCAAACTCAGCTAATCATAATATTCGCCAACAATCATAACAGATTGTATGGTAGTATGTTACGACATAATAAACTACAAGATATGATTAAGCTTTGCATGTTTGTAGTTGTATGGTTGATCAACGTATTGTTGACAGTAGAGACTATACGACTCATACTGTTGTCTATAATAGACCGCAGTAACTTGCCAATTACATTGGCTGTAGCTGTAGCATTGTATGTATTGATTACTACAAGTGCTAAGAGAGTTAACTCCTTGACTGATAACGCTAAGGAGGCATTGGGAATGGATTATTAAGGGGAGCTAAACTCTCCTTAGTAGCCCAAGTAGCCACACTTATCCTCTATGTTCCCTAACCAAGTAGCCAAACATAGATTATTCATAGAACTCGCCAGCCAACACCGATAAGCTGTGCATCTGAACTGATTTCGGTAACCCAATAAATTGCAATTAAAATGGGAAATTTGATTAAAGGCTCTGAACTCGGAGCTTACAAGACTATCGCTATGTCTGTTGGCGTAGCATCAAAAGAGAATCGTAACGGCGTTAAATCACGCTTTTTAGTTCTCGTAGTTCGTGATGAAGATAGCGCTGCCGCTAAATCGAAACGAATCATCTTTTGGGATGAGGACGTACCAGGTTTGATCGACAAGATTAAGCCATTTACAGCTCCAAATCCTAACCCAGTCACAAAGGGCTTTGACGTAGATATGAATGCTATGAATGCAGCAGAAAACGCTGCAGACTTCGCTGATTACCTACGTTTCCCAGGCATGATTGAAGAGCAATATGAGCTTGCTAAAGGCCCATGTTATGCTAACAATGCAGACGGAGAACGTATTCTCGATGCCGCAGGTAACCCTGTTGTAAGAAGCACTATTTCTGTGCTTACTCAGGTTAAATTTATCATGCCTGATGGCTCAATGAAGTACTTCAGCGGCATGGATCCTTACTCTACTGGAGCACGCATGGAATCACGTTTCTGGCGTGAGGCTGTGAATGCTGCAAGTGCGCAGAGTGAGGGTGTTGTAGGGACTCCCGACATCCCTGAGAATCCTGCCCCACAAGCAGCACCTCAGAGTCCGTTCTAAGTTAATATATAGCCTTTCTCGCAAGAGAGGGGCTATATAACTCGCAACACAAATCTATTTTCCTGTCCGTTGCAGCACAACCAATATTCTCAAAACGGGAGAGTATATAATACATATAAGTGATTTCGATTATCACATATTGGACACACTGTAGAGTAGCTCTCTATTCTTAGCTAAGGCAAACTAAGAGCACATACTGATTATATGTGTAGCAAATCCACATAACAACTGTATTGCGACAGTTAGTATGGATGGGACATAGGTAGCCTCGCAAATGCCTATGCAAGTATTACTATTCTCAAGTACGGTATGTACCGTACAAAAGTTAGATAATCAGATTCAAATACAATACCAAGAAATTGTTTGAATCCCTATACAATTAAATACCAGTCTTGGCTGGGGAGCAGAATCGCAAATCTGCTCTGATTTACTATGGGTTGAAAATCCCTGGGGAAGGTGCAAGCTACACTGAATAACCCTAAAATCCATCACATATCTTGTGCCTTGACGTGGCGTGGTGGCTTTAAACAGAACAAGATTTAACATTAAAAACAAAAGTTATGGGAAACAAAAATCCAGAAGACCAAATATCAAGAATACTGAATGTGGTCATTGCGTTCTTTTTAGGGACGTTATTTGTGTTTGTAATATTAGGCATTAGCAAATGCCATGTTATAGACGATTTAGAGTATGCTAACTATAAGACTCTCGAATACAAAGAGAGCTTATGTAATGCATATTACAACTATTTCAACAATGCAGAAGCTATGTTGGATAGTGTAAAGATCGAAGATTCTCCTTATATCGAAACTGATAAAGGTTCTGAATATCTTAATAGTATTAAAGCTGTTAAAGATTTACAGGATCAAGAGGAAAATTGTGATAAATACTAACAGAAAGCTATCAGCTGTAAAGAGGTAGCATTATCCATTTGCATAAAAGACATTGGTGGGGAGTCTCTGTAATTCAGTTCTAAATCCACTATTTTTGTTGTCAGCCCCTGTTTGAATAATAGTAAAACTTATAGGAACTGTCTGGAGTGCTCACGAAAGTGAGAATACGCACATTAAATCAAATCCTTGTGCAAAGGTAAACGTATGGAAGATTTTATTATCTTTTCAAACACATGTGGTGGTCGTACATTAGTGAACAAAGATGACATTATTGCTATTCATGAAGATGATGTAGAAGGGGAGATCACAGTAGTGACAACCGATCAAGAATACATGACAAGTGAGTCATTTGATTCTATCATCTCAAAACTCACAAAGTAAGGGGATGTGTTATGGGTAAATTCATAGTTATAACAACAAATGATGGCGAAGAAATGGCTATCAGAAAAGATCTCGTTACTTTTGTGACAAAAAACGGATCAAAGGAAAATCCTACAAGAGTATGGATTAAAAAGGATGAATACAATGAAGAATCGTATTCATGTTGTAACACATTTGAAGAAGTATTAGCTAAGTTGGAAGAGTAATGAGACAGAACGATTACACAGAATTCTTGAAAGCTACAGATGCAGCTGCAAGAAAGGTACACAAGTCAAGCGCTAAGCACATGATTGTTAATCACGTATATAGTCCTGAAAAGGATAAATATGTGAAAGTAAAGCGTTATCGCAAAAAGACAGCAATGACAAGACATGAAGAACGTGAATTCTTTGGTCATCCATTCGTGTTTAAGCATAACGCATTATCAATCAATAGAGGAGAAACAACTCTGTTCTTTGATAAGAACAACCAACTTTGTGATATCTTGCCATTTGAGGAAGAAACAAAAGACTTTCTTGATGCTCATCGTGGTCAACCTTATCAGTTCTTTGTAGATGATTAAGTTGTCATATACAGAGTCTTTAGCTTTCAAAAAAATGGGCTTCAAAGACAAAACAGATGGGTATTTTGTAAAAAAAGTACCCATTGAACTTTGTTGTCCAAGTAGTTGGAATGATAAAGGTGATGGCTTCGTTGCTATGCTAAATGTATCTCAAGCAGTTGAATTCCTGTCAACTAAAAAAGGAATATATATTAGCATTTCAGTTCATACTAATCCTGAAATAAGGAAAGTTGAATTGATGACTACTGTAACGTATACAAGAAGTGGTTATATAACATGTCAAAATGAAATTGACAATCGTTATACAACTATAGAAACAGCCTTGTATGCTGGTGTGAAAAATGTTCTGGAAACTTTAAATAAACTTTAATATGATTAAACAGAAGGTAACAGAATATGGCTCTAATTTCTTAGTAGTAACAAAATTAACATTTACTAAAGAAGAAGCAGAAGCTTTTAATTTAGATAAATATCTAAAGAGAAAAGTAAATGCTGTAATAAATCGCTACAAACGAGAAAACATGGAAAAATGCAATTTGAGTACATTGTTATTTTCGGTTAGAGATATAAAAGATCCATCTACAACATATCCAACTGGTGTGATATTTTATGTCCATTACAACATTTCTTATCTTTATAAAAAGTATATCATTCTGAATAAGCAAAAAGCTTTTGCTGAAGAAATCAAAGCAAAAATTAAAGCGAGTATAGACACTTAGTTCTATACAAAGTTAAAAACATTAAATCATTATCAAAATGAACATTTTAAAGAACACAGAGAACGGTCTTGTAGTAGTAAATGCAGTTGCTATTTCTAATGAATTAGCAGAAAAGTTTGAAAACTGTAGTTCGTATAAGAATAAAGCCATCTTGAAAGAGTGTCCGTCATTTAGCAAATTTGAGATTAAAGATAATCATTGCGATGATCCTGACTTCAGAAAGATAGTTGTAGTTACATCACAAGAGATCAAGCCAACAAATCTTGATGAGATTGTAGACTTAGCATATATGCAAAGTAAGGCTGTAAAAGCTATTCTTGCAAGAGAATCTACTTCTCTTACACTTGCCAGTCTCAACGCTGATATAACAGGTCAGTTTATAAAGATGAACGACACTAACAAGATGTTATATGGTTCAGAAAAAGAAGAAAACTAAGGTCCATATACAACAAAACCAACAGCATCCGCAGCGGAAAGACAAATCCGCTGTAGATGCGGTTGGAAACAAAAGATTTAGGCTTTTCTTTAAGTCTGGAGGGGCGAGCATTCTCGTAGCTAAAGGGTTAACAAAGAATGAGGTTTATATTCTAACTAAACAGTTTGAAAATAATCTCAAGAACTACGATTCTAAGCTCGAAGGCGTATGGCTAAGCGTAAAGTAGATGGTTGTAAAACAACTATAAAAAGAGGATCTGGTTGTTTTCTTATACAAACGAAGCTACAGCTAAACGATAACGAGATTGAAATTACTGAAAAATCAATTAGTGTTTTACCAATTGAAGTGCGTAGAGAATTAAATTCGTACATACGTACAAAAGGTGAACAACTCGTATCGAAAATAGTTGATGGTAAGTTTGATAATAATAGAGCAACCGAAAAGTATGTAGCTATAGAAACTGTTGTGAGAACAAAAGATTACAATCTACGGCTTTCTATAGTAAACAACCAACAAAGACACATGAAGAGAATAAAAGAAATTCTCAAGCAAATGTAAGTGCTTATCTTACATAACATTTAAACATTTATCAAAAATGATTTCAAGTTACAATAAACCAGGTGATAATGATGGATTTGAGAAAGTCTTATTCATCATATTTGTAGCTATCCTATTCTTTGGTATAGCTGTAAAATGTAGTGCTCAAAAGGCACAACAGAAAGCTGTGTATGACACAGTAGTGTGTGATCAAGCTTGTATTCAGAAGTATGTACAAATTCCAAACGAAAAGACTGGAAAAGTGCGTATATTTGCTGTGTACAAAGATCCTAAGCATAATGTGAATGAGCTTATTAACGTGTCAGAAAGTACATTTGATTACATTCAGACATGTAAAACCTATGGGATTCCTGCCCAATTAGGTATTAAGCTCAGAAACGGTGCTATCCAGAGTATTATTCGCGTTAAAACGATTATAACTGTTAGACGATGAATACGGATGGAATTGTAAAAGGTGTAGTGGTATACCGTAAAAATAAATACGGTCACCTCTACAATGTATTTCTTGTCGAAGGAACAAGCGGAGATACTATTAAAGCTAAAAATATAATCGGCAGAAAAACAAAATTAGAAAGAAATGATTTTTATCCAGTAAAAGTTCCAAGTTTGAGAATATCAAAGGAAGATATGGATAATATAATTGATGGTGCTCGTGTTCTTAATCACAATATTACAAAAAAATGGATTGATATAGTAGAAGGATTTAAGAATAAACAATTTGAAATTATAAAGCTAACTCAAGCTAATAGGCGCGTATATGTATTGTTAAGTAACATTGATAGATCTGTCAAACGAAAGATCATTAAAGAAAGCGCTAATGGAACTCTAACAAAACAAATATTTTCTATTAGATACACTATTTACAAGATTGTGTTTGAATGAAAATTCCAAAACCAGGCCAATTTTGCACTATAAACAATGTAGTTTACAGAGCTTACAAGGCAAAAGACGGCTGTAAGGGATGCGCTTTCAACAACCTGTTTTCATGTTTAGGAATAATAGATGGAAAAACAGGTAGAGCTAAGATGAATTGTAAGTATAGTCATATAATATTTAAAAAAGTATGAAACTTAGAAGAGTATCAGCAATTATAAGAATAATTGTTTCTGCATTGATTCTGTACAAAATACAAGATGGTACGTTTATTAGTAAATACAACATTGCGTTAATTATCTTTTGTTGTGCAGAATTAGTATTAGACACTTGTTATATTGTATTAGACACAAGTGTTAAAAAATGATCCCAAAGTGTAGGGTGTTAGTATCAAGCTAACGCTCTACATGTACATTTAATGCAACCTACGCCTCCGAAGTACAAGGAGAGTACGACTGGTCCCAAGTCCAGGATGAAAGATGCAGAGGGGATGTACATTTAAGTGCACGCTTATCAAGGGCGCGATGCTGAGTCTCGAAGACTTCGTGCACTACAATTTTTTGTTTTTACATTTATATTGTTATAATTGTTATTATATTCGATTAAATGAGTGTTGTGAAACACGCATTCTTTGGTTTGAATCATAATTGAAGTTATTAAATTAGTATGGGTAATAGAGATTACCAAAAACACACTTGCTTGTGAAAGTAGGTGTGAAATGGCTTTATAGCTCAATTGACAGAGCACAACACTGATAAGGTTGAGATTTGGGTTTGAATCCCTTTAAAGCCACATCCCGTATTTTCAACCATGTTTGATTTTTAAATAATAGCGATTATTTATTATCTTAGTCTGAATAATTTATTTGTTCATTCGATGTGCGGTTCGTGAGAATAGCACATTTATGGCCTATTCGTCTATCGGTTAGGACACAAGATTTTCATTCTTGTAAGAGCGGTTCGACTCCGCTATAGGCTACGAAAGTTTTTTCCAAGTTCTTTAAAAACTGGGCAATTAATTTATGTTAAATCCAATAAACATTATCAAAATGGAAAAATGGATTAAAGGGGTTTTAATGGTATCATTTACGCTATTTGCAGTTGCCCTTGGTTTAACAACCTTAACAAGCTGCGGTCATGAGAGTGGTAATAGGAAAATCAAGAATTCAGACTCAGCCTTTGTGGTTGGGGTTATTGATAAGTACTGCCATCCAGAGATGTCTACTGTAGATGAGGCTTTGATGCTTCAGCAACAGATGTTAATGGATGCTGACTATGAATATGTATTCAGAAACATGCCGCCGAAAACCCTAAAGTCGGTAGTTAGCGTTATGATACATAAGAATAGTACACCTACATTTACTGTAAAAGATATTGCTCAAGAGTATCTATCGAGTCAAAAAGTATATGACAATTTGCCCGATGATAACAAGCAAGATAAAGATGTAGGCGCTAGTCCAAAGTTACTTGACGAACCTGATAGTATAGGAGGAAAGTAACATGGATGTAAGAGCAGTAGTTATTCTTTATGAAGGAATTAAAGTTCCTGAAAAGATGTTGATTAAGCTTGCTCAGATTCTCCGTAAAGAGAAGATAGCAAACGAAAGCAACATTACTATCTCAGAGCTTGATCAGAACGATATTACAAAGACTTTAGTAAAAGCTAAAGTTGCAGAATCTATTACATTCAAGAATGTAGTAGAAAAAAATCCTACTGAACAAGCTATTATCTACCTGAAAGGTTATTTCGGTGATGAGGTATGGATTAACCCAATACTTTTCGGAGTTAATCTTATGGGTGCAAAGGGAAACCTTCCAGAAGAAGGAAGAACCGCTCTACAAATATTATGTAGAGAAATCATCCCTAACGACATTGCTATGAAGTACAATTTTACAAAAGCTCACCTGACTGCTATTGAAGCCGTCGTAACATCAATGTAATGAAACACTATGATGATCACCATATGGTGGTAGAGAAAGAGAGTAAAAGAACAGAACGTGCAAGACATATTAATGCAAGACCATACAAACGTTCTAAGTACAAACATAACAACTACGAAGAGGATGTATAAGGTAGAACTTTGGAGCCGTAATTCTCATGGCAACAAAAAAGACCTGATTTCAACATCTTTGTATCCTACAAAAGAGGAAGCAAATGCTGCGAGAACAGCCTTAATTAGGCTATCTCGTGGCAGAACGTTTGTTCCAGTAGATGCAGAATGTATGAAGTTAGGCAGGCCTGAAATGGCTATTTTCAACGAAACTAATTATATGGTTAATTAGAATCGTTTAACATAATATTAATTTTTAAAATCATTATCAAAATGGCAAAAGAAACAAAGAAACCAGCAAGTGAAGTAGTAGTAGCTACAGAAGACAACGTGATGGAGCAGATCAAGAACGGTAATCTCTTGAAAGAGGCTAACGTCAAAGCAGCTATCGAGGAAATCGAGAAGCAGAAAGACGCTAAGCAGAAGAAGGAGGCTATGGATATGATCTGCACGGCTAAGTATCAGAACAGTAAGGCTCTTCTTGAGCTTCGCGCACGTCGTCGTGAGGAAAAGAACAACAAGGAGTTCTTAACTGCAACAAAGGAGTTGCTTGATGAAGTACTTGGTGGTAAGATCACTCCTACAGATTACAAGAAGAAGCGTGAAGATCTTCGCGAAACATTCCGTAAGAAGAATCGTGAAAGCGATGTTCAGCTTAGTGAAGAGATGCAGGAGCTGCGAGAGAGCTTCGAAGGCCGCTGGCAGTATTGGTGGGATTAATAATTCTACGAGTACACAATTAGTGTTGGGTTAGCAGAGTCTTAGAACCAGTCTAACATTGGAGACAGTAGTTTAAATAGAGACGAATATAAGTATTCGCGAGAAAACACCATTTTCAGTGAATTAACACTGACACAAGAGCCTTTGAGCCACGTGCAACACAAACTGCGATGACACGCTGTATAATATGTCCAGTCATGATCAAACAATTACAGTATGCGAACCATAGAGTCGGTGCTCCTATAAGGAATCCTCATTGGTGAGGTAAGTAGACACTGTACTGTGTATCAAGAAGCAGATACATGCGAATTATACGAGAGTCTTGAACCAGTTATATGAAACATATTTGTAAAAGCTTATAAATGCGTTTTAAAACGTTTAAACAAATCAAGTGGATTAGCTACCTACAAGATGCGTTAGAACGTCTTAGAACGCACGTAAATGGCTTTATTCAAGATCTTTAGGATTGATCACCTAAGGATTCACTAAGAAAAACTTTATCCGTATGAGGTATACGACCAAGACGTGGGTTCGAATCCCACCAGCTCCACTATAAACACATAGAAAGGAGGAGAATCTTGTGAGAGGATTCTTAACAGAGCAGCACGTAGATCAACCCTCCTACCATGGGGCTGTATGGTTTTGATTGGCGTGGAAGTAAATACACCTATTTAGTTAGGAAGGATACTGTATAAATTCAAATGGCAACTTTAATGTTGTTGACTATACTTGCGTAGCATAAGTAACAGTCAGGTGGATGCAAAACCTACCAAAGTGGTTTAGATTCGGGAGAGCGCAGGTTATTCAATATTAACAACGGTTTTGTACTACTTTAATTGTGGGTTCGATTCCCACCTCTCCCACGATTATGAAGACAGGATATAAAGAGATGCTCCGTAACAGGTTACCTGATTACGTTGACTTGGCACTAAAGTGGTGTCGTGTCAAAGAGCTTTGGATTAACCTTGTCTATAATTCTCAAATAAACATTCTTGTAAATAAACAGGATCGTTATAATACTACTCGTATTATTCTTGGATTATCCTCCAAGAGTCGCGTATTTGATTTTGAGGATAGTATAGACTGGACTTGGATTTCTGAAGAAGAAAGAGCAAGAATGAGACCAGCTGTTGGCTGGATTAATTTCTTTAAAGTTAACTTTCCGTATATTGAAAATAAATGGAAAGTAAATCTCTCGTTAGGTAAAACGGAACAGGAGTTCATTGAAGAACTGTCTTCTGGATACCTAAAAACAGTTAATGATTCTGTAAGGAATAAATTAGCAGTTTTTATTACTAATTACTTGAAAAAATGAACAAGTATTTTCCACGTACAAAAGAGTTAATTCTTTCAGCACAATGTGGTTATAAAATAGTAATCTATGGATATAAATCAACATTCCCTGTATGGAAGGTTGGCATAACAATGCCAGAATATAGATTTGACAGAGAATGGCTTATTAGTCACTCTGATGTAGAAGCAGTATTATTTTGGATATACGAAAATATAATATTAAAATTAAACAGTCTAACTTATATTACATTAGATGTTTTGATAAGAATATCAACGGGCATGCTTAATAAATGTTGTATCGAAAAAGATCTAAAAATGCAGTTTCACGATCAAATTGTACGAAAAATTAGGGAAGATTTTTGTGCTGAAATGTTTAAAGAATTACCTTTTTAGCTATAGATCATTGGGTTGGTCTATAGCTCCTAATTGTGGTCAAGCTATATCCACGATGCGAGTGACACGCTTATAAATAGCTCTATTTGTTTTGAAAAATCCACGTATTACCCCAGAGGAGGTGGAGATTATCAAAAGCGCGCAAGCTGGTAATATATCAGCTTTTAATAAACTTTTTCATCGGTATAAAGGATTTGTTGATACAATTCTATACTATTATCTTAAAGATATGGATGAAGCAAAGGACATAACTAACATTGTGTTCTTAAAAGTTTATGAAAAACTCTCTCAATTCACAGACTATGACTCATTTGGAGGATGGCTGAGAATTTTAACAAACCGTACAGCAATTGATTACTTACGTAGTGTCAAGAACCACGCGAAACCTGTAGGAGAAGAAAGTGAAAGACTATCGCTTGCTTCTTCTATATCTTCCGATGAAGATGATCTTGTCAATCGTCTTGCATACGAAAGAATACTCGAAGAATTTGAAAAATTTCCTGCTCACATGAAGCAGATTCTTGAGTTATTCTACGTGAATAATATGACTGTTGTACAAATTAGTGAAGCTTTGAGAATCCCCACTGGAACTATTAAGTCGATTTTATCAAGGACTCGAAAGCAAATCAAAAAATCGTTTAACCAGAATTAAAAAAATGGACTTACTTTGGTTTTTCATTGGAATCCTTATTATCTTTTGTATCGGTCGGTACAATGAGAGTAATAAGTTGTTTTGGATACTGTTAATATCATTTGTTGGTAGTTTTGCAGTAGCTACAATCATTACGAAAGTGACATCGTATGATTCTAATGGAGCTAAGAAGAAGGAGGTTCAGGTATGTAATCCCACGCAAGCGTCAAATAACGCATCAGGAATATTCCTTTTGGCAGATGCTATGTTAGGAGACACACAAAGCGTACAGCTAAAACCTGCGAGTCAGGAAATGTACATGCCTGAATTACTTTCAATTGGCTTCAATAGTCCGCTCGTTAATAGCGGAATAGTTTACTCACCTCTAAAACCACCACAACTATGTTACAATATTTCGACACTTCATGACATGTCATGAATTAACAAAACAGAATTTAATTAATTAACGTGAATATTTCACAAGTAAATAACTTTTAAATCATTATCAAAATGAGTAAGAAGAATAAAGGCGCAAAAGCGCAAACAAAGTCAGCTAACAAGGCTGCAAACGCAGCTCCTCAGGTAGAAGCTCCAACAGTGGAGACTAAGAAAGAGGAGAAGGTAGAAGAGCCTAAAGTAGAAGAGGTTCAGACACCTGCTAACCCAATGAGTGAATTCACTGAAGAGGTGAAGAAAGCTACAGCACGTGGACTCGATCCAAATCGTACAGTAGACTTGCTTAGTCTTAGTCACTCTTATTTCCACGACCCAGATGCCGCAGCAGAACGTTATGGAATTAAGAAGGAAGTAGCTATCACAATGGATAAGTGTACAGCTATCGGTGTGATGACTATGTTTGCTCAGGAAGTAGCTCTTGCTGACACCCCATGGTCTCGTACAATGCGTCCAGCAGTACTAGAGAACATGGCAGAAGTTGCGAAGGAGATTGGTGTAACAATCAACCTCAAGTCATTACCAGCTCCTGACAAGAATGGTAACGTAACTATTACCCAAGAGAACGTGAAAGTCTCTGCGGAAACTAAGAAGAAGCTTAAGGAGGAGAAAGAACTCCTTGAGGAGAAGCCAGAATTGGATGTTAACAAGATTGAGAATAAGATGCAGCTCCGCAAGAGTCTTCTTATCTTCTTGTCCGAGCGCAAGGATTATCTTGAGAACATTCAGAAGGCTATCAGTCTTTATGCAGCATATTTGGAGAAAGAGAAGACCGACGCCACCAAGGGTATGTCTCGCATTCAGCTGTTGCATAACCTTATCGAGCTTGTTGGAGATGCTCCAATCGTTATGAACGGAATCGGTTCCTTTCTTTACACCGTTACCGTTGCAACAAAGTCTCCAGTACCAGCCTTTTGCCACCTCAAGAATACAGTTACAGATCGCACCACAGGAAACTGTGAGTATGACAATCAGTTTATAGCTGATGTTGTACGTGAACTCGTAATCTGGAAGGCTAATATCTATAGAGATGATAACAAGAAGTCTATTGAGGCTGTAAAGAAGAATCTTGAGGTGCTCAAGAAAGAACCTAAGAAGAACGAGAAGGCTATTAAGGATCAAGAGGAACGTCTTGAGACACTTAAGGGTAACGATAAGATCTTTGATGAAAAGATTTCATATGTCACAGAGCCTTCTGCAGATCCTATCGAGTCTTTCTTGCAGAAGCGTGCAGAGAAGGATCAGGTAGCTATGAAAATGTTCAAGTCTCTTACTGAGAGTCTTTATCGTGGTACTGATCTTAAGGGTGTTAAGACAGACAGCTTGCTCGCAAATATGAAGATGCAGGCTGGAGTAATAACAAACTTGTTCCGTGATCCTCACATGCAGTTTGTAAACTATAAGGAGTCTGAGATTCCTGAGCTGCAGTTTATGAAGGAGGGCGAAGCTGAAGAACCTAAGGATGAGCCTAAAGAGGCACCAAAAGAGGAGTCTAAGGAAGAGTCTAAGACGGAAGGTGAGCCAGAAAAGACAGAAGAGAAGTCAAAAAACTAATTGAGACTACTAAAGAAAAGATTCGCGAAGTTAGTAGTCGAATTGGTAAGGCTTACAAAGTCTTGAAAGGCGAGTAAATCTATCAAAGATGAAAAAATTAACAACATTTCTCTGCAGTATGGCATTCGTTCTTAGTGGCGTGTGCCTTGCTGTGAGTAAATCAGAACCACCACGGTTACCTGGAAACACAGTGGTGTATGCGGAGCCTATGAAGCCAATACCAGTTCCGTTTTTCTTGAATCAGAGTAATACTGAGAAAGAAGCTAAAAAGGACACAGTGTTTACTCAAACAGTAAAACACGATACAGTCCAAGTAACTAACACAAAGTTTAAGTACGTTGTAAAGGTTCGTACTAAAGCTAAAGCTGAGACTCCGTATCTCCCAGCTTTTAGTATAACAATACCGAAGGGGAGTTGGGAAACCTCCCATGATTCTACAAACGTAGTATCAGAATAAAAGAACCGAGTGTATACCGTTTATATAATGAGTAAGTCCCTATATAGTCGGCGCTTCTGCATATTGTAAGCTATGCGCTTAGTATGCAGGAGCAGCATGTTAGTTCCATATAAGGTCTCATTAGCCTTAGGAACGAAATTAACTTGATCCGAAAATATGTTAGCGCTCTCAAAGCGTGAGAAACCCAAAAGATAGGATGGAAGACATTTAAGCGTGAAAAACTTATTTGTATTAGGGATAGCGTCGTATCAAACCCTATTCATATTGAAATGAGAACCGTCTGGCGATGGATATATGAGAACCGCGCGTAAGTTGTGAGTTGACAATCACACAGAATTGATGCCGTATCGGAAATATATATTATGATACTATGTATATAAGAACGTTACACGAGTTGAAACTATAGTTAGACACCCCGAAGAACATAGTACATGATATGGCTATGTGAAGGCAAGGCCAACGTCAATTATAGAGTATCAATACAAATGCTGAGCTTAGTGTTCTACTATTACCAAGATAGTATATGAAGGAGCGAAAAAATGTACAGAGTAAGCAATATCATGGGGATAATACTCATGAGGTATACCGTAACTATGCCGCCTATGTAAGTCCAGTTCCGTGCAACTCGGATGCCTCTCGTCACGCGCGTAGGGGAGTAAGTGGGTAAAACGGCTGAATTATGATGAAGTACGTCCGCCAGGCTTTAGTCGTTTATGCGGGATATAAAAGTAAAATGACTAGAAGAGTGGGGCAGACTCTTAATGCAGAAATGCTACGCGAAACGAGACCGCGGTCAAAGTCTGATTTAAATACATACAGCCATTTCAGCGTGGTGAAGATATAAGTGATGTATAAGCAGTGTTGAAAAAAGCAACACGCAAATATCGTTGACAACGTGATAGTCGATGCCGCACTCAGAGGCGATACTGGGAAAATAAAAATAAATTAAGTGAGCCTGATTCCGAATGCCATATTGCCAATGGTAATGAAGATCCGCTAACTTTCAAAGATTATAAGTATTAGTAGTTTGTAAATGTATAACAACATTACATAGTCTCTACAGAGTAGTAAACTGGTATATTATGTATGAGAATATATTTACTTTAGATAATTATTAAGAAAAAAGAATCTGCGAGAATTAAAGAGAGTATTAACATGTTTAACAAAAATGATTGTTTCCCGATAGATATACCCCTTTCGTTGTAAGAAAGAAATCGAGTCGGAGTTTCGAGTGCCAACCGTGACTTTGAAAAAATTATGCAGAATAAACTATACGATTCCGTCTCGAGCTTGAGTCGCCGAACGTAACTACTAATAGGTAGCAACGGACAGTATTGAAGCAGGACAGCAAATCCTTATAGATTTATAGAGCAGTTATCAGTAAACTGATGGGCAACAACAGAACTTAAGTACGTCCTTGTAATAAGGATAGGGAGTTAGTGACTCATTAATACATCCTGTCTCGGTGTATTAAAAAGGAATGTTGTGGGTGACAAGGGTAATGATAGGGTTAAATTCCCGAGTGTTCGTGCACTGTCTCGAAGAAATGAGAGATTAAAAACAAATGAGGAAGCGAAATCCAATAGGAAAAACAGCCGTAGCATCTGTGATCCCCTTGAAGGTGAGATGGTTCGATAAAGAAACGTGAACTCCAAGCGTAATAGATACACACGCACGTATCTTCTTGAGTATGGAACCTATGGGAGGAGCATAGGAACAGCGTTGACAAGTATGGTCAGCGGTTAGATGGCAACGTCTATAACGAAAAATAATAATACACGGTAGTTACTTTTAAGTATGTGGAAAGTACGAGAAGAAATTACCAAAGTTTTTGTGGGTCAATCGTATGTGGAAACTTACATCTGTATCTCAGCACTGTAACCCTCCGCGAATCCTGAATCATCAGAGACTTTGACGGATACAGAATAGTATACTTCACATATTGTTTATTAGAATTAAACAATGAATTACATAAATCATTGCACTTGATTGTGCACATTCAACATTCAAAGCTTAAGATAGCAATTTTAATGATGGGCTAAGTTAATCCTACCATTGGATTCCCGTTACATGAGTTGAGCTTCACTTAGAGGAATATAGAAATGTAACAGTTAGAATTGGAAGCGTGCTTCCCATTAGCACAGCAATTGAAGTTGATTTTTTCACAACATTCAGACCCAATGAGGCAGTAATGTTTTATTATAAAGCTGTATTTCAGCATAAACTTATTATTAATTTCATCGTTGGTTTATCAAAAACGATGTCAAAAAGGATGAAAAATTATGGAAACTGTAAAAGCATCAGTAGTAGCAAACAATCGTAAATCCCTCTCTATTGTAGGACAGAATTTTGGCTGTCAGTATTATCGCCCAGAGGCACGTCAGAACGCTGTTAACTTCGACGAGAAGAAGCGTAAGATCGAGCAGGATGGCAACGTTGAGCTCACAACGAATCGCGCAACAAAGCGTTACCTTGTTAAGGGTTATGACGTAGTAAGCATTCAGCTCGGTAACGACATCACTGGTTCTCCAGTAGTGTTCATCAACAAGGATGATCAGGCAAGTGAGGTAGCAATGCCAATCTCTCCAGATTTGTCTAAGGTTGGTCAGGTAACAGAGGACGCCGTTTCTAAGGCTCTTCGTGGCGACAAGAACATCATCTTCTCTGACGTAGAGAAGTTAGTTATGCAGTGTAATGCTGCAAATCAGGCTGAAATCAGCCGTATTGAGGAGCTTAAGGCTAACCTCGACAAGGAGTTGCAGTCTCTTCAGAATGCAATTGCTGGTAACATTAAGAAGCTCGATGATTACAATCACGAGATGGCTGCAAGCACTAATGCTGCAGCAGGTGTAACCGTAACAATCACAGAGGACTAAACATATGGAAAAGCTTGTATCTGATGCAAGCAAACTGTTAATGCAAGTCCTAATGACTGATTCCAAAGTGTCTGTAAAGATACTTGACAACGCAAACGATGCGGAAAAGTACAAGATTTGTACAATCCAAGATAATGGTACTATTGTTCTTGGAAAAACATCTGTGCGTTGGTGGAATCAGTTGTTAGGCTGTCAGGACAAAATTCCATTTGATAGTTTTGCTTTGAAAGTGTGGGACGCTTTGGTAGATTTATCAAGCGGTCTTAACAATAAAGCTATTCTCAATGGTCTATCTATTGAAGTAGTAAAAAAGTCTGTCCGCACAAAGGACTACGACTATGTTGTCCGTCGATTATATGATTGCTGGGCTCATGTAGCTCAGAAGAGCGAAGGATACCAAAAGGCTCTGTCTCCCGAGGGAGGCCCGGGTTCGGCCCAAGACTGTTCTGGTGGTACTTTCGCGTCCGAAAAGCCACGTGAAATAGTAATCAACATCAACGGTACTAAGAAAACAATTCCTTTCATAGATAGTAATGGTGATCCATTGAATATAGGATTGGATTACGGATTTCTTGGATTTCGTAACTTGTAAGTGATATATCTGAGGATATAGAAGCATAATCCCGAGGGAAAATGCTTCATAACAAGCAGTTAAGAAAGAAAAGAATGAAGTATGATGATTCTAAATTCGGATTATCGTTACTTGGTTATTTACAGTTATCCATTTCCCCGAGGGGATTGGGGCGTGCTTCCTGCGGGAGGTACGCCTCGCGGATTAACTTTAAGTAAACTTGGTTCGATTCCAAGCTATGAACAAACGTAGGTAAATGATCTCTCGAATTCATATTTTTTGAAGTTTAATTTTAATCAAAATCTAATTATGAGTAAGAATAAATCAATTGAATTGAATTCAGCAAAGATCATCAACATCCGTAAGAATCTCGATATGACAATTAACAAGTATTGGAAGATCATTCGTGCGGAAAACGTAATGGCTAAGAAGGCTATTGCAGCAGGCCAGGGCTCTGGCTACGACCTCAAGAGTTTATACAATGAAATCACACAGATGAGTGAGAAGCGTATTATCATTAAGGGTATGCTTATGTTGCTCAACATGGGTATTACAGAGTTTAACTATGAGGAGTTTAAGAAGACCAATAACTATGCTATTTTTGCAGCTGGTGAAGCTAAGGAGGCTATTGCACAGCTTAAGATGATTCCTACCATTAATCCTTCTGAGAAGGCATCTAAGGGTAAGAAGCATATGGGTAAGACTGAGTCTTTTACCTCAGCAAAGATTGCATCTCTCGTTAAGGAGAGTCAGTTGAAGGCAAATAAGTTTGACGCTAAGCTCAAGGAGTTTAACGACAATACTAATATAACATGCACTGATGAAATAGCAGACAAGTTTAAGCTTGATTTAGCTATATAGTCATCGGTACAAGTATATGGTGTATAAGGACCAGCATTATAGCGACAGTTCGAGGCTGTCTATACTTACATTCAATTTAAGGCCATTTAGAGGCCTTCTAAGGCGTTTAAATATATTTCAAGGGCAATTCATCGCAGAGATGAAAATAACGTCTTAGAACGTAATTATTTAAATCATTATCAAAATGGAAAAGAATTTGCAACCAAATATATCAGACCCAATCGTTATATATAACACGGTAAAGAACAATCGAAAGAAGTATCTCGAAACTCACTTCGCTATGCGTTCAAAGAAACAACCTTGGTACATGCTTACTAAAGGTAAGTGTAAGAATTATGAAGAGCGTATGAAGAGTTGGGGCGCCTGTGTAGATTACTATAAAGTTCCATCAGAAACTAAGGTTATGAGTGAACGAGTTGTTATCAAACGTATTGGAAATGCAAACTTTATGGAGCGATTAGCTCAACATAAGCTTGCAAAATGGGTGCGTAAACATCCAGCACCATGTGATGAAATGGATTTGTTTAAGAACGAATTCCTTGAACCATGGAAAGAAGAGCGAGATAAAGCTCTTGAACATTTTCGAGATGTCGTAGTTTCGATATATGACAAAACAGTATTACCGTTTGACAGTAAAAAAGCATCAATTGTACCAATTGTAAAAAATAATTATAATGGACAATATTATGCATATAAAGATATGGATCCAATAACTATTGGTTATCCGTTATGTAAATTCACTGGCAAACGATTCGTTAAGAAAGATACTGTAGCAGACGTGTGTAGAAAGACACTTAAAGATGTGTCTAAGTCAGGGTATAACTGTAAATCAGTTGACTATACATACGAACGTAAGGTGTTGCTTAGTATAGCAGCATAACAGTGCTGGTGGTGACACTCTTCGTCCCGCCAACACTTTAAAAAGGACTTGTAGCTCAGTTGGTTAGAGCAACAGACTCATAATCTGGAGGTCATAGGTTCAAGCCCTATCTGGTCCACTTAAAAATCAATAATATGAAATTTAGATTAGTAGAACTTGATGATAATGGAGAAATACTTAAAATATATTACTGTTCTCCAATGTTGTCTAATGAAGAAGATTTTGACAAACTAAAGAAAGAGGTGTTGAAAAAATATGCTTCTAAATTAGATTTTAAAAATATATCTTCTAAAAGAAAATTTGAAATTCATAAAACAATAGATAATGTTTTATGGAGATATCATTCTAATCCTATTTTGGTTTAGCTGTAGATGGTCTAAATATTGGTTCGATTCCAATATACAGCACATATTTTAACTTAGAGTCTTTGAACCATGTTTATACGAAACTTTAAAGTCGTTACGTACGACATAGAGATTTTCCAAAACTGTTTTCATTGTACATGTAAAGACACAGAAACACAAGAGTTATTACTTTTTGAAATATCTAATAGAAAGAATCAGCTAACAGAGTTAGTTGATTTTTTCGTTTCTAAAGACATAATCTTTTGTGGTTATAATAACAAACATTATGACGACGTGGTTATAAACTATATTATAGATCTTCAAAGACAATTGAGTCGTAGAACCAGTCGAGAAGCCTGTATGTCGTTATACAAGCTGTCTAAGTGTATAATAGAATCAGAAGATGGAGATATAGACAAGTTTAAGAGATGGAAGTATTTAAATACATTCAAATCCATGGACTTGTTGACTATGCAATTTAGTTCAAAGTTAAGAGTAGGTCTTAAAGAAATGCAATTAACTATGCACTATAAAAACGTTCAGGAATATTCAGGTTCATTTGATTTACCAATCGAAGACTCTGATATTGACGAAATGATTGCATACAATATAAACGATGTTGAATCTACTACAGATCTATTAGGTAGACTTGAAGAAGATATAAAACTTCGTTTGTATATTGAAGACGAATATGGAATACCATGTTTGTCTTTCGATGGAGTAAAAATTGGAGAATCCATCCTTGCTAAACTTTACTGTGAGAAAACAGGCGTAGATATAAAAAAACTCAAAAAAAATCAAATGCCAGTTGATGACATAAAGTTAAAGGATGTGATTTTCCATTTTATACAATATAAAAATCCGAAATTACAAGACGTTCTTGAAGATATGAAAAAACAAGTAGTAGATTCACATGAACGCAAAGGCTATGAGAAGAAGTTTGTTCTCTCAAACTTAGGCTATTCCGTTGGTGTTGGTGGATTACATTCTATCAACAAACCAGGAATCTTCCATCCTAACGAGAATGAGTATATTGGGCACAGTGATGTGGCGTCGATGTACCCATCGTTGTTAATTAAATACAACCTTGCTCCAAGTCGTGTAGGAAAAGAATTTTTGCAGGTCTACACTGACGTTTACAACGACAGAATTTATGCAAAACATAATCGACAGAAACTTAAGGACAAGACACTAAAACTTGCCCTTAACGCTGTAACGGGGAAAATGCAAGAAGAATCAAGTTGGTTATACGATCCATTTAACGTCTTCCGAATAAGAATCAACGGACAGTTGATATTACTTATGTTAATAGAACGTTTGCTGGAGTTAGATTGTAGGATCATACAAGCTAACACAGATGGTGTAGTGTATATAGCTAAGGAAGAGAATCGTAGTAGAATTCAGGAAGCTATTGCAAAAGTAGAAGCTATTACACAACTTGTATTTGAAAGCAATGATTATGAAGCGTTTTATCAGTACGCAATTAATGATTATTTCGGTATCATTAAGGGATACTCTGAATCCAAAGACCCTAATATGATAGAAAAGAAAGGAATATTTATAACCGAGACCAAGCTTGGGAAAGGATTAGCACCAGTCGTAATTCCTAAAGCGGTTATAAATTATTTTCTTACAAAACAACCAGTTAAAGAGTTTATAATGTCTGATAAAGACATCAAAGACTTTATGATTGGTCAGCGCGTAGCCAAAAAGTTCGATGTATATCACGGAAGTGAGAAAGTACAGAGAATTAATAGGTTTTACGCTTCTACAAACGATTATTATTTATTCAAGAGAAAATATAATGAGAAGTTAAGAGAGTTTGAATTTTCTTATCAAGGTAAGAAAGTTAACGTAAAGAAATATACAGACATAAATCTTTTGACAGAATCAGGAGTTACTATCTTGAATACGTATGACGAAAAGCCTATAGAGCATCGTCATATAAACTATCAGTACTACATATCTAAAGCAAGTAAAATTATTAGCGAGCTTACGAGTGTACAACTGAGTTTGTTTGACGATCAGACTTGTTAACCAAAGAGTATAAAAGTATGATTATTGAATTAAACACAAAACTTCTGGATTATCCAGATAAACTAAATTTAAATCAATTAGTCTTCCTAAGTATGGTATTGGATAAGAATCAAAAAGCCAATAATCAAGACGTCCGCAAAATTGTCAGCCTAATTAGCGACGACGAAATATCATACTTAATCGAACAAGGACTTATTACCTCGATAGAGAGAGGGAATTCAATTACATATCAAGAATCTGAAAAGCTTACAGCTTATATTGAACCAGATCGTAGCTATTTTGATCAGTTTTACGATATGTACCCAGTTTATGTTGTTCGTCCAGATGGAGAAAAAGTCTATCTTAGAACGAATAAGAATAAATGCAGAAATCTTTATAACTCCTATGTTAGTAAAAGCTATACCAAAGCTGAACATATTAACAAATGCTTAGTTAAGGAACTTGAGAAGAAAACCAAGTTAGGCAAAATAGGATATATGAAGACTATGTGGAGATGGTTACAAGACCATCAGTGGGAAGAAATTGAAGAAGAGATGCTAAGTGAACAGCAAGAGCAAAATACAGAGACATATGGAACAGAACTTATCTAATTTGATACGTCCTATGTCTGTAGTTGCGAATGAAGCGGTTCAATATATTGCAGGCAGACGTGAACATAAAATCGTCAGCTTAAAAACAAGATGGAATAAGTTTAACAAGCAGTGTATGGGTGGAATTGAACCTAACACTGTACTTACCATTGCAGGTATCTCTGGAAGTGGAAAGAGTTCATTTGCGAACTTAATTACCACAGACGTGATTGATTTAAATGAATCAGAAGATGTTATAGTACTAAACTTCTCTTTAGAGATGGTTGGTTTTAGGCAGGTTGGAAGGACGCTCTCAAATAAGCTAAGAAGAACGACTTCGACTCTGTATAGTTCTGAAAAGGACCTGGACGACAATACCTTCAGAATGGTCGTATCGGTAACCAATAAGCTAAAGGAGTACCCTATTTACTTTGTAGATAGTCCTACCACTCCCACGCAAGTTAAAGACATAATATTCCAATTCTATGACACGTATGTTAAAGGAACTAACAAGCATTTCTTGATAGTATACGATCATGCGTTACTAACAAAACAAGTAGGATCTGTATTAGAGACTATAAGTGAGTTAGAGAGAGTGTTCATACAAGCTAAGAAGCTACCAATGACAAGCATTATACAGCTTGCTCAGATGAACAGAAACATAGAATCTTCTGAGAGAATAAACAATCCGACAAGTCATTACCCTATGAGAAGTGATTTGTCATCATCAGACGCTATATTTCAAGCAAGCGATTACGTTTGCGTTATACATAGACCAGAAATATTGGGCATCCAAGAATACGGTCCGAATCATTTACCTACTTCTAACAAAGTATACATACACATGTTAAAGAACCGTGATGCGGGAAAACCATGTATACTTGAATTCGAGAATGACCTTGCGTTCAATAATCTAATAGAAGTATAAGCGTCAATTGTAAAACATTTTAAGGCTGAAATTTTATGAATACATATACTTTTACAACTGGCAACAATAATAACAACAATATTAAGAAGTTTTTCACATTTTCCTTTCTCAAGAAGAATAAGCCTACAGACTATTCTGAGGTTCTCGATGACCTTATTCTTGATAATCTAATGGAGACGAATTCGTACCTCAAGGATTACAAGACTAAGATGGAAGATGCAAAGATCTTCAAGGCCAGCACCGCTTCACTGAAGGGCAACGAGTTTGCAGAGGCGGCATCATTCCTTGCTAACTATAGCAAGAAGAAGACTTTTCCATTTATATTTGGTAAGATTTACAAGCTTGCGGGCATTCCAGTTATCTTCTATGATGACGAGATTCAGATTGACCGCGATATTTACTCATACGATGATTTTGAGAATCTTGCATTCTTGAATACGTTGAGTGCTCCAAAGAAGAAGATTATTATTGATATTTATACTAACAGTCATAATATCAATATTAAGATTAATAAATAATCTAAAACCTAAGAGTTAATGATTACATTACCTACATCTAAAGTTCCAGCAGTTTCAGTTAATCCACGTTTCTTAATTATCTATGGTCGTCCAAAGTCTGGTAAGACATCAGCTTTGGCACAGTTAGAAAATAACTTAATCATAGACTTAGAAGGCGGTTCTACGTTTATTGATGCTATGGCAATACAATGTCGTAACATTAGTGACTTAGGAGAAGCTGCTCAAGCCATTAGAGCTAAGAATAAAGAAGTAGGGCATAATTTCTATAACCGTATTACAATAGACAACGCTACTCGATTAGAGGAGATTTGTTTAAGTTATGCTGCTACTTTATATCGTCAAAGTCCAGTTGGAAAAAACTGGAAGGGAGACGACGTTCGTACATTGCCTAACGGTTCTGGCTATTTCTATATTAGACAGGCAGTGCGTAAGGTAATTGACATGTTTAAAGAGCTTTGTGATGAATTCATATTGGTCGGACATGTTAAAGATGTACAGATTGATAACAACGGAGAAGAGTTGTCAGAAATGGCGCTTGACTTAGTTGGAAAGCTCTCTGCAATTGTATGTGGAGAAGCTGATGCAGTAGGTCTTGTTTACCGAAAGGGAAATGAGACTCATATAAGTTTCAAAGGAGGAGATGGTTCTATTAAGGAGGCCCGTGCTCCACACCTAAGAGGACAGGATATAGTCATCGCCAAAGGAAACGACGATGGAAGCATAACAACATATTGGGATAAGGTTTATAAGGATTAATCCCTATTATTTTAAGAAGTTATAACTCAATAAAATTAAGAAATTATGTATAGTACAAGTACAGCTGTTACGAATAACAATGAGTCTAATGGTTCTTATATACCAGCTGGCATTAATGAGAACGTATTCTTGAAATCTGTAGAGGCTAAGAAGTCTCCAAACGGTCATGATTTTCTTGAAATTACATTCGAGAATAGTGAGGGTAAAACCGCAACAATGACAGAGTGGAAGAACGAAAAGAGCATGTGGGTTAAGACCGACGAGGATTTGCAGCGTCGTGATAACTTACAGTTTGGTCGAATTATGCAGGTTATCAACTGTTATCTCCCTAACGTTGAAGGTGAGTTTAACACTTTCAAGGAGATGATAGATTGGGTACAGACGACTCTATCTCCTATGGTAGCAACTAAGAAGGCTTTACGTCTGAAGGTTGTTTACGATAAGAATAACTATACTCAGGTATCTAAGAATGGTATCTTTGTAGAGCCAATGGATAAGGCTGAAACAGAGATTAAGAAGTTCTCTCGTGACAGTTTTAAGCGACAGGTAGTCGCAGATGTTGAGAAATCAACAGATCCTCTTGCTTCAGCTACAAATGCTGATAGTACTCAGGTATCAGGTAGTGACGACCTTCCATTTTAATGGTAAATAGTCACTGGTGGATACATCCAAGCAAGCTTGGTGTAGAATATGATTTACGTGAGTGATGTCCGTATTTCTAGCGACGCCAAGACAGTTTTGAGGTTCTGTAAAAACCTCACACGGGATGTATGGTAATATGTTTCTCTGCCATAACTTTTCATATAGGAGGTTCGATTCCTCCTCATCCCACTATAAGACCTAATTTTGCTAATTAGGCTTGGGTGGTAAACTTAATAACCGATGGGAGCATACTGTCCATAAACAAAGTGTATGAAGCGCTAAGGAACAATGCGTAAACTATCTTAGGATGCTGGCGAGCTAATTGTGTAGTTGGAAAGGTTAACAGAACTTACATGAATACGTAGAATTGACAGGCTATCAATTCGATTAAATCAAACAATAGTGACGTGTAATAAGGTTATGCCTGCGTTAAGTGTATTCTTGCTCTGACACGGAGAGGACGCGTTTGATTTAAGGCTATTTAGAAGCGATTTGAGACACTTTGGGTTAAACTTTAGAGAATTATTGAGAGAAACAATTTAAGGCTCTTAGAACGCAAATAAATAGCCTATTTCGAGATGTGTTAACTGGAAGTTAACATCACTTAATTGGGTTGGCTAAATGCTGAGGTAGTTCGAATCTACCCATCTCGACCAAAATATTATTACTATGGAACGTAAAGATTTTGAAGAAGAGGTTTTAGATTACGCAAATAATCGTAAACCTAAAAGCTGGAGAGTCGGGCAAGCTGTATTTAATTATATAGATAATCAGTACGGAGTTGCTCGAGACGTACAGTACAAAGAAAATGTAGATTGTTTTTATGATGATAAACAGATTAAAGACTTTCTAAGATTATCCTATAATAGGATTCGCAAAAAGAAAGGTTGGTAGAACCTTGGAGGTATTTTGGAACAAGCATAAGTTCGATTCTTATGATACCTACACTAACAAGAACTTATAAGTCAAATGTATAGTACAAAAACAGCAATTACAATGAGTCTTAAAGACTTGTTGTCCATGTTGGATGATGAAAGTATCTATACATACTACTTAGGTAGTATAAAAATAGGGAAACTTATCAACAGTCCGTTAAGGAATGATGACAGGAATCCCTCTTTTGCTATATTCCGAGGCAAACAAGGCGGATTATTCTTCAAGGACCACGGTACTGGAGATGGAGGTAATGCTCTAAAGTTCGTTAAGTTAATCAAAGGGATAGAAACAAGAGAAGAGTTTGAAAGGGAATTACTGAGGATAGTTCGTAAAATGAATCCTAATATGTCTATACGTCAACAGGCTTACACCCAAAACGTAAGTAATGTTATGGATATAGGAATCGTTAGACAACCGTTCACAGATATAGATAAAAGATATTGGAAACAATTCTACATCTCACTTGATACGTTAAAGAAATATCAAGTGTTTAGCATTAAATACTTTCTTTGTAATAGAGTCGTCAGAGGAACCTACAAAGAAACTAATCCTATGTATGCATATAAGGTATATGATAGATTTAAGATTTATCGACCTTTAGCATCCAAGTATACTAAATGGCGTACTAATTTGACAAATGAATACGTTCAGGGATTAGCCGAGTTGCCTAAGGATGGAGGAAATGTCTTGATAATAACAAAGTCTTTAAAGGACGTTATGTGTTTATACGAGATGGGTTATAATGCAATCGCAGCTTCAAGCGAAACAACATTTATTCCAGACAATATTATTAAGTCTTTAAGGAGTAAATGGAAACATATTCTTATACTATATGATAGAGATCAAACAGGAATGTCAAGAGCTCGAAAGTATAGTAAAGAGTATAAATTTGATGCTTTCTTCGTTCATAAGAAGTTTAAATCGAAAGACATATCAGACGCAGTAAAAGCTAATGGTTTTAATACTGTAAAAGATTGGCTTTCACAAACATTAAAGAAGTATGATTGAAACATTGATTCTGGCTCTTTCGTTCGGAATAATTGGAGGTATGTTAGGGTTTACTCTAATGTACAAAACATCTCCAACTATAAAGATGAAGAATGGCCGCGTACGATATATAGATTGTATAGATACAGAATATATTACTGTGTCTAACAAGAGTGGAGTAGAGATACTTAATGCAAGTTTTGCTAAGAATAAGAACGGTATAAACTTTGTTGAGTATGCCACAAAAATCTAAAGGGAGAGTTAGGAATGCGACTAAAGTCGATAAGTATGGTTTACACTTTCGTAGTAAGCTCGAATGCTATACTTATGAAGCTTTTATGAATGCTGGAATACCAGTAGAATATGAGCCAAAGCATTTCACTCTCTTACCAAAATTCGAGTATAATCAGGAGAAAATACGAGCTATGACATATCTTCCAGACTTTATAGGAAAGGGGTTTGTTGTAGAGTGTAAAGGCCTGATGGGTGATAGTTTCCCACTAAGATGGAAGCTGTTCAAATACTACTTGAAACAACACAGAAGTAAAATGAAGTGTTATCTTGTGAGAAATCATAAGCAAGTAGATGAAATGATTCAAGAACTTTTAAGTCAAAAGAATTATGGAAAAGAAAAACAATAACAGTAAGTTTATAAAGGTAGGTAATAGTATTTCATTTAAGTTTAATACTGAAGGATTAGACTATAACTTACAGCCTGGATCAGTTTACACAGTAAGCTATGATAGGTATGAAGAAAAGCTTACTTTATCTGAAGCGCCAAGTCTGAAATTACCAGATAAGGTGTATTCAAGTGAAAGTGATGATAAGTTTATGAAAAAGATTCTTAATCGCTTTCAGAAGTCTAAAGACGAGGTTACTGGTGTCATGCTATCTGGACTTAAGGGTTCTGGTAAGACGGTGATGTGTAAGAAAATCGCTTTAGATTCAAATCTCCCTATCATTTTGATAGACAAGTCGCTTTATCCAAGTGTTCTATGTAAGTTATTTAATTTGCTTGAAGACATAGATGTCTGCGCAATTATTGATGAGATAGATAAGCTTGGTGAAGACTATGACGATAGTTATCTTTTAAAGATTCTCGATGGCATTAACTCTTCTGGTAGAAAGTTGATGTTGTTCACATGCAACAATGACGACATGATTAGTGAATTCCTTATAGACAGGTGCTCACGAATCCGTTATTGGAAAGAGTTTGATGAGATGAACAAAGAGTTGATTAAATCTATACTCGAAGATCGTCTTAATGACAAAGATGAGGTTAAGTCTGTACTTGATTTCATTGTTAGTCGTTTTGGTTGTATTAGCTTTGATAATGTAAGTTCATTTGCTGAAGAGATAAATGAAAATCCTAAGAATACATTTGAAGAGTTATTTAATGACATGAACTTATCTGTAAAGTAATATGGAGATAACTGTACCTTATTACGAGGATGTTAGTCGCATCTCGAACTCTAACATAGGCTGGTTCTTGAAGAAAGGGCCAGCCTATTTACATTCTATGCTAACAGGTAAAGCTGAAGGCGAAACAGGTCGCCAATTAGCTCGTGGAACTATGATTCATGAATATCTGTTACAGCCTGAAGAATTCCACAAAGACTATGTTGTGTGGGATAAAAGTAGACCTTCTTCAGCACAGCAGGAGAAGTTCTGTCAGGAACTTGCAAAGAGTGTTGAAATAGAGCCAAATAAAGCCGTTCTAAGCGCATATCGTGCTTCATACAAGGGTTTACCTAAGTCAGATGATTTAGTGCTCCCTAAGGCTCTTAAAATGGCTGAGGAATACTCTGATTATATAGAGTACATTAAGATAAATGATAATCGAGAGATTATATCTCCATACGACGCTAAAATGTTAATGGAGGTGGCTGAGAACATTCAGAAACATAAACTTGCGTCTAAGCTACTTAAGAATGAGTATATTGGACAAGAGGATGAACTACATCATGAATTCCATATAAACTGGAGTATGTGTGGTGTAAAGTGTAAATCATTACTTGATAGTGTTCATTTTGATTTTAAGAACAAAGTATGTACTTTGATGGACTTGAAGACAACTGTAAACATAGGTTGTTTTGAAGAATCTATGAATCATTATGATTATTTAAGGCAATTGTGCTTTTATAAACATGCCTTAATGTGGTATATCGTAAATGTATTAAAAGAAGAACCAACTGTTGATTGGGAATTCAAATATTATATCATCGGTATAGACACGACTGGAAGTAATGAGATACGTGTTTTTGAATTTACAGAACATCAGGTTAATAGTAGATTAAAAACTATTATAGATGTTTTAGACCAAATACGCTGGCATCAGACTAATGATAAGTGGGAACATACACTTGAGTATTATCTTGGTGACGGTAGTGAAAAGTTGAACCTATGAGTCATTTTGAAAAGATTTTGATACCATTTCTTGACAAGAATATGTATAAGATAGACTTCACAAGCTCTGCAGGATTTGTAGACGCTTACGAAGATGATGAAGATAGTCCAAACGATAAGAGAAATCTATATCTTATGTACGATATGAAGAAACATAACTTGTATACTCAAAGTAGAGCTACAAGGTTTGAGCTATCTCCAAACTTATTAAAGTCTTATACGAAGATAATAGATAACAAACCATATTTAATCTATTGTTTTCATGTCAAGCAAAAGTATAAGAAATTCTTCGACGGTATAATAAACTTAACACATGATGAAAAGATATCAATTTTGCAATTTTGGGGATCTTACGATGATAGTGTTAAGTTTGCTCTTGCTAACCCAGCTATTCAGTTCACTGGAGGCAAGAGCATACCTGCCGAAGATTATATAGAACAAACAAAGGGGATTACCATACAGAAAGCTGTATGATAGTCCCCTTTTATTTTTTTATTACTTTATCTATTATCCTGTTTGTTTCAGCATTATAAATCACCAAAATCGTCAAAACCTCCCATATCATTCAAACCTCCAAGACTGTCGAAGTCGTCAAAATCTGAATCGTTTTTAGGTTTAGAAGTTTTCTTTTTAGCTTGCTTCAAATCTATTCCATACAAATTCATATACCAATCAATCATATTCCCATAGAAATATCTATTAGACTATATACCATTTTCAGTAAAGCTTGTAACAAGATTATCTGGTACACCGAACAATTTTGACCACAATTTTTCTCTTTTTGTGAAGCCTTTGTACTTTCCTTTCTTCTTGATAACCTAATCAATTTCTGGATCACCTGTTAGCTGACCAACTGTTAATCCATACATAGAATTACTAATATCGTTAAAGCCGCTATTCAATACAGACATTTCATGTACAACGTCTACAGCTTCAGTAGGACTTTGACTTGATATCTTTGACTGTATGGTTCTAACTTGCATAGCATCAAGTGTACCTAAATACAATTTTCTACCGATATAATCTTCTTGAAACCATCTTGGGATATCTTGAAGATTATCTGGTCTCTAATGATGTTTATCGCTACTTAGTATCATATTAGCTTCTGAATAGTCATGATACTTCTTATAAGCTAAAGTTATACCAGTTAGAACAATTAAGAACGCAGACATTGCTAACCATGAATTCTTATCAACAACTGATAATTTTTCATTACCAAACTTATTGAAGTCTAAAGTAAACGCATATTTTAGTTTATTGAACAATGTTTTTATAGTTCTAAACATTCCCATAAACTGCTAATCCTAAGATGTTCCAGTTTCGTAGTTATATGAGAAAGCTCTGCGTCTTTGTTCCTGCGTCTTCTTATCCATAATACTATTACCACTAACATGTTCTTTATCTCCACGAATAGATACATCATCTTGGTTTGTAAATGTTCTTATTGACACATCATCTGAACCAGCTAATAAGTTCTAAGCTATCTGCAAAAGCCAACCACGCATAGCTCCCATGTATTTACCATATTTATCATCTTTATACATAGGTCTATCGTTTTCTGGATTAACACCATTTATAAGACCTTGTCTTATCTACGCTTTTGTATAAACACTTTCTGCTTCAAGCTAATCTGTAACATACTATTGATATTGAGATTTAACTGTTAATTGATGCGTAAATACATCAAACTTATAAGCATTTCTTAACGTAGTTAAACATTTCATATGAGCAATAGCTCCCTGAGACTTTGTTCTTCCAGCATTCTTAAACGCATATATAAGCTAATATCTTGTATAGAAACCAGCTGGTACTTTATCATCACCTTTATAGAACCTACAGTTTGATAAATACTATGATAGTAATATACTGTTATTAAAGTAGTCTAAAGCCTAAAATCCTAACATTAAAGCAGATTTGAAAGTCTTAACAGTTCTACCAGTGTTTATATTCTTGAAATACTCTCTAACTCCACCTTGTGTTCCAAATCTCTACATTAATGCAGACTATTTGTTATTTGGTAAAGCCATACCATAGTTTAATATTTGAGGTATTTGATACATAAGGCATCTTACAGCAGCATCAACCATATCTCTTGGTGTAGAATATTTCCAAGTAAATATATCTTGTATCTAACGTGTTATAGAGTCGTACCATCCAGTACCAATAGACATAAAGTTAAAACCTAATATGTTTAATGTAAACAGATTTGTTAAAGAATTTCCTATCTTCTTCAATATAGTCTTTCTTTTGTTCTGAAGTGTGTTCTAATCGAAATCAGATCTATTATCATATACATGAGCATTCATCATATGTTTGAACATATTAGACGAGTTCTTTGAAGATGTGTATTTATATGTATTACCATACTAATCAACGCCTCTATTCTCATCGCTCATAGCTTGCTGATATGTTTCTATTATAGGCAATACCTCTGACTTGTACTTATAGTTAGAAGCTTGTATTATATAAGCTATTGTTGACTAGACTATATCTTCTGATATGTTCTGCTGATTTTCAATATTCTCAAAACGTATGTTCAAATCATTTGCAGATGTTGTACCGTCAAGCTATAGTCTATATTCATCTTTTGATCTAATATAATCATCATTATTGTTTATATCAGTCCAAGCATTCCACATGTTTTTCCAAGTAGTCTTTAAGCCTATGTTAAATACGTTTGAGAATATCTAAGATGCAGTTTTATTCTACAATGCAAACTTATAAGACTTATACTATTTGCCATATATCTCTTCCCTTGCATCATTTGTAGCCTATAACAACAAATCGTACAACTACTTCATCTCAGCATCTTTCTCTAACTTTTGATAATCTTTATTTTCATAAGCCTAAAGTTTTGGCTATTCGGCTTCATGCAGATCATTATCATAGTTCTTGTTTATAATATTTACAGCATCATCAGCATCTTCTTTTTTACTAAACTTTCCATTAGGTACAATCTTAAACCCATCATAAGGCAAGAATGTACTAAATATACTCAATGGCTCATCAACTATCTATTTAACGCCATGTCTTGTTCTTTCACGTTTAACAGTAAACATGTTCTTTATTATATCTCTTAGCTGTTGTTCTGAACCTGTAGATATTCTTACAGGCTCTCCATTTTCGTCTGTATAGTTTAATATCTCACCATCGTTGTTTAACGCATAGTCCACATACTGATCTACAACAACATCAAACCAGCTTTTAAAATATATAATCTACTAACCTTCGTCTCTTCTATCGTTTAGTTTTTGTATAGCTAAATATTGTTCTTTTGTATACCATTGACCATTAGTTCCCTAATACATACCATTTTTCTGGTATGGAATTAAAACAGTAGAACCTTCTTGTCCAAGAGTTTCTGCAACACGTTTTGCATCTTCTTTATCTAATTCAGTTCCAGTGTCATAATAATCCTACTCTGCTTGTTTGTATCTTAACCAGAAATCTGTGTTTGTTGATATTTTATTAATATTAGCACCAAGAGGGTCATTTTCTGTTCTAACAACTCTTAACAAAGAATTTCTTATAAGCTAAGCTCTTAAATCATGTTCAGAGAATGGTAAGCCTTTAAATATTCTTGGATCTGCCTTGTAAGTAGAATTGAAATATATAAACGAATTCTTCTTTTTAGGATCGTCTATTTTATCAACTTCATCCCAAAATGCTTTTTCATCATAATCTGACTACATATTCTTCTGTAACCAATTATTCCAAGCCTATATCTCAAATGCTGTGCGCATTTCTTCTTCTGACTTAGGATCACCTATTTCATCGTAAGGCTGAGACAAATCATCTAACTGATCTTGCCAACGCTTTAAAGACCTTTGTTCATTAATTGATAACAACTCTGGGTGAGCATAACCAGTTTCTTGATCAACAGTCTTCTTTAAGTAAAAGTTTATGTTAGACTGGATATAGTCCATCTTCTATATCGTTGAAGGTCTTAATCCATGATTAAACTCTGTATCTGGATCTTGATAATTATAAGGAGCGCTTAATCTTTCTAAGTAATACTTTAATGTGTATTGTCTTTCGTAAATCTTACTCTTTATAGACTCAACTTCCTTTAGATACTTTATAAATATAGACGTTTCGTAATCATCTTCATCATAAGCATTTCCTCTATCAGAACTTCTTACATAAGTATTAAGATCGTCATCCCATATATAATGAAAACCATATGTTTTATCGAAGCGATCGTGAAGTTTCTAAATCTAAATCTAAAAGTCATGAAGAGCCTATCCGTAGTTTCTCTCACGTATAAAATTACCACTTGGATATTTACTTCCGTTTTCATCAACTATATACTCTATCATCTTTTTCTACCAGTTTGGATTAAGAGAATTAATATGATGTCTAAACATAGAGTTTAGTTTGTAATACTTAGATAATATCTCATTGATTTTTGGTAATACTTCAACACGTGTTTTGTGTTCAGATATTTGTATCATATGGAATACCTGCTTAATAATAGGATTATCAACCTATGAATTATTCATTACAAAAGCCTTAAATGAAGATATATCTTCGTGCATCATATTTCTATGAAGCCAGTCTTTTAGAACTTCTTTCATAGTTTCTTTATCCTAATTCTCAGCAGTAACATATTCGTCAACATACTTATCAACTAACTTGTCAGACACTGTGTATAATGCGCTCTTGTACAACTTATTAACATTATCCAAAGTCTATCTAAGTTCTTTAAGATTAATAGCATCTTCTGGAGATAAATCCCAAGAGTTTATTTGACTAAATATCTTATCCATTAAAGCATTATAGAAACGAATATTGTCTTTGTATAGTCTATAAAGAGATTCTGTAGATACGTTTGAGAAAGGTTCTTCTGTCTAAGAATGCTTGTAAAGATAACCTAAAACAGTATTATAGTTCTATGGTTCAAGCGTCTAAGCATCAAATACACCCATAGTTTGTAGAGCAAACTTTATAGAATTTGATAACGCTGTAGCGTCATCTTCTTTATTTAGAGCAGTTAATCTCTCATGAATTTTATTCCATTGAATAGTCTACTTCTCATTTTTATTACGCATTTTAGCATACGTTTTGTCCAGAGCTTTGAACATATTGAAAAGTAGCTTTCTTCTACGAACAGACTCTGACTCTTGATTGTTTGATGTATTCTTTCTCTTCTCACCATCATCCATTCTACTTATGTTGAATATTATATCCTTTGACATAAGCATATCTGTTAGGTCTTTAAATGTAGAGAAATCCTATATATCACCAACTTCTGCTACAAACTTATCTATATCACTTCTAAATGGTAAAGCGTTTTTAAAATACTTTGTTATAGATATGAATACTTTTTTAACAAGTGATTTTAAAGACTTATTCCTATCTAATGCAGCTGTAGAATAATATCTTGCCAATACCTTAGTAATTAACTCTTCTTCTTGATTTAAAGCTTGTCCAGCATCATCAACATATATCTACTAAACTTCTTTAGAAAGCGATTTAAAGGCATTTTTAGCCTCTCTAATGAGCTATTTATACAGAGATGGGTTATCATACTTGATGTTGTAAATAAACGTGTGTAAGAGCTCTTCTGCGACTATTTCAGTAGTAACTCTACCACTTCTTAGATATACAGTATTACCAGTAACCATAGCGTTGTCAAGTACAGACATACCGTATGGTGATGGCTAAGACTCTTCAATCCACTGAACCTTAAACTTGATACTAAATACTTCGTTTAGATTATTTATAATATCATCTATCTTCTGTCTGTCTTTTATCTAAGTTTGTTTAAGATAGTCGAAGTTATCAGAACTTTCTTTACTACTAAACTTTTCACGACCAGTTTTCTCATCAGTCCAATGACCAAGTTTCAATCCAAACTTATCATCAAGTATTTTTTTAATCCTACTCGCAGCTTCCTTTCTTGCAGACTTTGGATATTGATTAGAATAATCTTCTGCAAATCTAACAATAGATCTGATATTTCTATTGTTACGACTCTTTGGCTTTAAGTTATCATTTATGAACTTTTCATCTATGATCTTATCGCCATTCTTATCAGTACTTAAAGACTTATCTATAATAGCATAAGCCTTAAGACGTATAGCGTCTTTTCTATTACCACCAGTAGCAACAAGTAGTTTATCAAATAAGACAGAATGAGCTCCATTTGGAGCTCTATCTATCCCATTTCCATTATTAGCTGACCAAATATGATAGGCAGCCTTTTCGCTTGTAGCTTGTACTATTTCATTAAACTCCCTCGCTACATCGGGATGTTTTAAATTAGGACATATTATCATAATTAATCAGTTTTATTATTTTTGCCTTTTTTACAATGATCCATATTAGACTAATCAAACTTAGAGTCATCAAACATCTATTCATCATTAAAGGTGTTTTCGTATACTTGCTTAATAGCATCTTTACCATCGTTATTTAATTCACGAGTGCCAATACCTGCGAAGTTTTTAGTAAGTTTAGGAATACCACTGAATACCTACCATTGACCATTGATATTAGAGAACCATTGTTTACGTACCTAATCATATACATATACGGGCTTATTATCATCTATAGCCATCTATACAGCCCATCCAGTACCGCCGTCTACTATACCGTTATTAAGATGTCCTACAGCAAATATAGCATCAGCATTCTTAACTTGAGCGTAGTTTCTTGCAAGTAAGTCCATGTATGCTTCTGGTTTACGATGTAACGTCTTATTAGCTTTCATAACATGTTCTTTACCTTCGTTGAACTCATCCTCAGTAATCAAATGATTTCCATTTGGTGTTTTTCTACCATGGTAATAATGTTCTGATACAACACCATACTTCTAACCAATTGCACCCCAATAAGAATCAGAGCCTACAGCACCACCAGAATGATTTACATATTTATCCTACTTTGGATTTTCAGTTTCTTCACCAAGCGGAATAGCTTGAGTAGTCTCTTCAATACCACGTGAGTCATAACGTATTATATGGTCTTTAACGTCTTCTTTTATACTATCCCACATCTACAATTGATTTTCTGTTAATACACTCTAAACCTAAGGACTTTCTAACCACATTTGATATGTAACAGTTTTATCTGGATTATCAAGAACGTCTTTAGCATAGTCTAAATAACCATAAGCTAATAACTTGTAATAAGTATAAACCTAAGCTGTGTTTTTAAACTGCTTTATATTATCTTTCTCTCTAACCTATATTGGGCCATTCATATAATCATACTCTTCTGCTATAAATGTTTTAGAATCCATAACTATATCACCTACTTTAATCTCATCATTTTGAGCTGTAACTTTAGCATCAAGACCAAGATTTATAAGTGCATTTAACTATGATATTTTATTTATTTTAACATCATTAGCTTTATAACCTAAATCAAAATAATGCTCATAAATATCACCTTGTCTGGTATGAAATCCTTTAGGCTTTACAAGTAAATAGATAGCAGTTCCAGACTACTATGAATGATAGTGTAGCTAAAAATATCTATCAATTCCATTTATATTTTTAATAATCATTTCACGTGGAGAATCAGTTGATAATAATAGAACATTTTTAGCTTTCTTATCAAAGAATTCAGCTTTCTTATCACCAATCTTCTTAATTACACCACTCTTTGTTCCAAGATTAAGTATTATAGATTTTTCATCTATATCCCAGCTATTGTTATCTAATGTATCTTTAATATACTTGCCAAGATTAAAATTAGAATCAACCTAACCAGAAATAAATTCATATGGTATATACTTAGCTAACTTATTCCATCCAGAGAAAGATCCACTTGTTAAATATGCATACATTACAAGATCTTTTGCAAAGTTTGCAACATTTTCATCTTTATCATTCAGCATATCTAACCAAGCATCAGCAACCAAGTCTGTAGAAGTTCTACTTCCATCAAGATTATCAGATAGTTTTAAGAATACAGGCTATTCTACTTTATTACCATTTATCATAACATCCTAAGGAACTTCATCGAAATACAATTGCTGTAATAAGAAATTCTTTTTCAAATAAGCATATTTAGGATTGTTCTATATATGATAATTTAACATGTTTAATCTTGCTGGTATACTATAAGAACCGAAGAATAAATTATGCATATACTAATCATCTTTACCCATATGATTTCTTATATAATCAACTATATACTTCTGATTTATCTAAGTTTGTATATGATTTGATATAGTATTTAACTATTTTTCATTAAAATAATCACCATGTATTCTTCTTGCAATTCTTATAACATCATCCTAAAAACGTGGATTTGCATTAAATGATATATGACCAAGTATTTTTGTTGGTAATGTAATTGCACTATATGTTTTTGAGTCTATCCAACTTCCTTTAAGAAATCTTTCTAAAGATTGCCTATCAAAAATATCAGAACGTTGAAGATCCATATATTTCTTCAAATAAATCTATTGCTATAATATAGTCTTTCCGTGCTTTCTTGTATCAATCTTTGTAAGACTTACAAGATTAGCTAATTGTGTTGCATATTTATTAATAAAGTTAAACATAGCTAATACATCTAACTACTATGTAGCTTTATTAGGATCACCTAAAGCATTTTCCTTAAGAACATTATTATTTTCGTTCAGAATTAAATTAATGTATATAAATACAGACTAATCTTTATCAACTCCAGATAATTGCTTTTCAGTAAATCCATATTTAGCATAAATAGCCTAATATTTATCTTTTAGAGCTTGATTTGGATTTTCGTATTGCAAATAGTTATTATTAACTTCTGCATAAGCTTCAGCCATATCTTTAATTATAGGCTAACACATAAGCCATAATGCTTTCTAACCAACACCCATACGACTTAAGAAGTTAACAATATTATAAGTATACGGATTGACATTTAGTCTACTAATCCATGGGTCTTTCACAATATCTACGTGTGCATTTATAAATCCAGACATCCAAGAAGCTATAGGGTTACCATTATTGTCAAACAGCTTATCAAGTCTATCAAGACCAATCTTTCTAAGAGTATCTACATCCTTAAACTTAAGTTGATATAATCTTGCTAACTCATGATTTGTTACATTCAATGCAAATGGGCCTATACCTTTCTTACCAGTTATATAGTCATTTTTTCTATTAGTCTGCTCATGTAGTGTGCCGAAGTTATAAGACTCATACTTAGTATTTTCTGGAACAGGTAGAGCGTCAGCTACGCTCTTTGATAGTTCGGTATCATTATCAATAGACTTATATAAGAAGTGTATAGAATTATCTATATCTCTAAGCAAAGTTTGCATTACATCTATAATATCATTCTATAACAATTGCTCCATATTTAACTCCTATTTCTCACCGTGCTTAAATCCTAAGTTTTTAGATATTAAATATAAGTGGTCAATATCAAAGTCAGAACCAGTAATCTTTGTAAATTCTTCTGGTAGTATTATAGCTGATTTTGTTGCTGGAATAACATCAACAAACTTAAGAGCGTGTATTGAAGATTGTGCCTAAGTAGGAATACGATAACCTATTGTTTCTGATGTAGAATTATCTCCAATAAGATCATTATCAATCAACCACTGTCTTGCTTCATTAAAAGACAATCCATGTGGTAATAAACTTTCAAAGAAATCTATACTCACAACAGCATCCATAGTTCCCTCAGAGTTAATCATCTGTAGCCTCTTTCCACCATTTATAGATATATCCATATTCTTATCACTCTATAAAGAGCCATCTTCTATAGCGAATACAGATCTTTGTGTAAATGATGTACCAGGAAGATTAATATCAATAATATCTTTATTAATCTTTGATATAAGAATACTTTCTACCCAAGACGCATTTCCAACTGATGAAAGTGGAACGCTAAACTCTCCATTATCATCAAGTTCTACTGATTGCAATACAGCTTTACTAACACCTCTTGTACCTAACTATTCTTTTAGATATTTGCTAAGCTTCTTATTGTCAATTCCATTTTCTTCATCACCATCTATAAAGAAGTCATCTACTATTTTTCTCTTTCCAATATCAGATATTTTCTTTATAGCATCCATCATCTTATCTAACAACTCGGATCCTTTAACACCATTATAAGATCTATCCAAGCGCAAGTTTTGCAACACAATCTTAACCATCTGTGTACCAATAGCCATCAAATCTCCCTCTTCTGGATCAGTGTTGAGCTGATTTCTAAGATGATCATATCTTTGAGTGTACTTGTTAAATGGACCATTTAGTTTACTACCATCAAACTTAATAGCGCCAACAGAGCCAACCTTAACAGCTGAGTCCATAAGCATTTGATCAACTCCTTGTTTTAACATCTCATTATAGATAGCGTTCATTCTACCTGTTGCTAAACATGGGAATATTGGGAATAAGGCAAACTTATCATAATAATGTACAGCTACATTTGATACATGACTTCCATTTATAGAATGTTCATGTATTCCGTAAGCGGTATATTTAGTAGCAACGATATTAACAGCACTATATACTAATTTGTAAGCATCAGCTTTATCCATCCATGAATACTTTGTATCATCGTTTGTAAGTATTTCAAAAGCCTTAGCAACTTTATTAGTATACTTTCCTTGCATTCTAATAAGGTTTCTACACATGTCAGCAGTTATATAAGATGCACCGTCAGCAACGTTTATATTATCCTTTAGACCGTCTGAAAAACTCTTAGCATCGTCTAATGCTTTTTGTAATAATCTTACTAACTCTTCATTATTCTTACCTTTATGTTTTTCACCATTAAAGTTAAATTCTTTAGCAGCTTCTATAAGATCTTCTGGATTTTCTTTATACTTTTTACTTTTCTTATTATATGCAGCATGATAATCACCTGTATAATTTGAATAAATATCTCTTAAAAGAGAATTTTTAAACTTATCGTCAAGGCTATTTACAACATCAGATTTTGAAGAAACTTTATAATCTTTACATTCTGCACAAGTATATTCATCTCCAACACCTGGTAATTGATTAATATTATCATCTCCAGTAGAAACCATACCACCAAGACGTTTCTGTAAGTCGAATGTACTATCTTTAATTCTTCCATTCTTAAAGTCATACGCTACTTTAAATAGAGCAGGGTGACCAGAATAGCATCTATAACACTCTTCAGAACATACAATAGATTTGTTTGTAATATCTGACAATATCATAGCTATAGCCAAACTTCTTGCAGCCTACATTCTTAAAGCCTTCTGATAAGGATTTACTTCCTATCCAGGTTTTTCTGGCCAATTCTATTGATACATAATAGACTGTAATGCAGCTATCTGGTTTTCATCAAGAATATCAGAATCTAAATTAAATATAGAATTCTTATCTTCTTTACCTACCTTTATCTCTCCAGTCTAAAAATCAGTCAAATCAATTCTTTTTACAATGCCTAATCTTTCAGCATTCTCTATAGCATGTTTTGTTTGTACAGCTAAAGTTAAAGCCATTCTATTCTTTCTTTCCTAAAGTGGCAAGTCAAAGAATTCTTGATTAGCTATCTTTAAATTTTCTGCTGAAGATTTATTTGGATCATTTATGTAAACCATTTCTAATCCATTCTCAGTCTACTTATATATTGATTTTAATGATAAGAATCTTGTTCCATTTGGTTCAACATTACCTTTCTGTGTGTGATAGTTAACAATCTTCTCTGAGTCTGTAAGTACATGTAAGCCTTGCTTTTCATAACCTGGGATATCTTCATATCCAAGCTATTCCATTGCTTGCTGTATTCCTAAACGTTCAGTATCAGCGTATTCAAGCATCTACTGTATTAGGTCGTCAGATGGTCTAATGAAGTACTCATCTCCAACTTTCATCATGCTTCCATAATTAGATGCCTGTACCGTTTTGTTTCCATTCTCATCATTACCTGTATAGAACTACATTCCTGGAAGTTTTAAACCACTCATTACTACGTATGTACTCTTATCTGATAATGTAGGGAATACAAAATAATTCTACTGCAGCATTGATAACTTAGCCATGTAATCCTAAACAGTAGTTTGATCATTATAAGCACTACCATTATCATTAAAGTTATCAGTCTTAAATCCAATGTATGTATGTAGCTTTAACTCTAAGTCTTTTTGATTTAGAATCTTCTTTAATATCATAGATCCTCTATTTATTCCATCAGTATTAACTACATTATAATCAAAGCCTAATGTAACTTTCAATGTTGGATCTTCTGGATCATTTGAATTAAGAGCTTGTGTTATATGAGATATAGCATTGTTCTGTGATATGGTAAATAGTTTCTTACCATCAAATGATAATGCTTGTTTACTAACAACGTTTCTATTTCTCATACTCTTATATTTAGCAAGCATTGATATAAATCCATTAGTATGATACATATTTAATACAAGCTTCTGATCAATATTACCGTTTTTATCAACAACAGAACTTAATGTATTTATAAAAGAGTCTATAGAATTTAAACCTCTACTGTTCAACAACTGGAATAACGCTTCATTATATGTAGAACCGTACTTCTTAGACAACATGTAATCCAAATCAGCTTCATTAAACATGATACCGATATTGTTTAGAGCTTTTATAAAGTATTGCTTTATAATCTTAAAGTCAGATGGATCATTGAATGTGTATGTATTACCTTCAAGCTCTATCTATCCATTATCAAGACCAGATTTCTCTCTAAGTTCATTTGTAAAGTTAGCAGTCTTTGAGAATATATCATTTCCATTAGTACCGCCAAATCCATCATTGAACTAAAGGTTACCATTTACTTTAACTCTATTAAATACACCAACCTATCCATTTACTAAGAATGTATTCCAAGATCTTGGTATAACCATTTGGTCTCTTTCCATAGAAGATGCTTTAATATCTATCTATTTACCACTATCTTGAGATATAGACTTAGCAAATATATAGTCTATCTATTGACTCTAAACAGCTTGTAATAATTGTATAGCAAATGATTCTTTGTCATAGTTAATATCTACAACATTGCCTTTCTCGTCATATTTATACATACCGTCTACTATCTTATGTAGTTTAGCACTAAGCTACATATACATAGGATCGTATTCTGATGATTTAGCGTCGATACCTCTTACTAAATCGTATATGTTATCAACATTACCTAAGTCGTCAACAATTGTATTATATACTTGCTTTAAAGGCATAAATGTAGGTTCACAGAAATCATTCAGATCAAGATCGTATACCAAATATTTTTTACCATTTTTATCAGTCTATACATTTGAGTATACAAGAGTAGACAATACAAACTTCACACTCTTTGATACAGAGTCTAACTTATCAAACTCATATGAAGCTCTATCGAACTTATCAATATTAGCTTTCTGTATAATATCGTCAACATCGTTATTATCTTCTGGATCCTCTTTCAATCTACTTCTAACATCTCCAACTATTTCATTACAGTAATCTGCAACTAAATTTTGGATAGCAGCAAATTTAGGATATACTACAACTTTCTCAGTCTTTAAAGTAGTAAGGCCATCTTTTGTATGTTCTACTTCTCTTGTATGAGTTTCAGCTGTAAATATCTCTCTAAATGCCATATTTATATAATCAGGTTCAACACCTGGCTATAAATCATATCCACAAAGTCTATCAATAGTCTTTTGTGGTAAGTTTCTAAGAGTATTATTATCTATAACAATTCTATCTCTTGAGCCAAACTAAAGATTCTTGTTTTCAAGTATATTAAAAGCAAGAGCTTTTACCATCTCATTAACATCTGAAGAGTTATTCAGATATTCAAACTCAGCAGACTTCTTAGTATCATTATTTGTAACCTTATAATAAAGAGTGTTACCAAATAACTTATTAAATCTATCCTTCTTCTCTTTACTTATCTTAGCATTAGCGTATTTGCCTTTATTTGTATCTCTATAAAGCTAAAATAAGTTACGAAGAGTCTTAAATCCATAATTTCTACCAACACCAATATAGAATCCTATAGTCTTAAACAATGGCTTTATCTTAGAGAAACCTTTACTTTCTTTAAAGTTCTACCAGTTAGACATATAGTCTACAAATTGATCAGCTAAACCTTCTGCTACATCTCTGTCAGATAAAGATTTTCCATTGTAAGATCTATAAGAGTCGTACAAAGACTATCTTAGTTTATCATCTACACATAACTCTAAAACTTTATGGAATGCTTCATGATAAGCAGTTGACATTGGAGCGTATCTTGATAACTTTATAAGTTCAGTTGTACAAACGCCTAAAACAGCCTAATCCTAAGTTATCTACTGTAGATACTTCTCGTGTTCTTTAGTAAACTCAACTCTACCATTTGATCCTAATACTTTATCAAAGTAACTCTAAACACCACTCATATAAGCAGCTTGCTGAATAGTATTTCTATCATTAACAGTATTAAGAACATCGCTTATTTCAAACAACCTACCATTTCTTTCAGATGATATTTTCTGTATCTACTCTATAGTGTTTACAATTCTACCACGCCTTCTATCTTGAACAGTTTTACTTGGTTTAAAGTTTTCTTTAGAATCAACACTTGGTTTAACCTTGTCTTCAAGTCTAAGATTACTTATGTTTATCTATCTATAACCTAAAGACTTAGCTCTTGTGTATACTATGCCATTTCTAATCAAATAACCTAAGTATGTAGAACCAATAGTACCATCGTCATTCTTATGTGTAATATCATCCCTATTAAATGATAATCCATTAGGAAGCGTTATATGCTGTTTGTCATTACTGAAAGCATTTGAAATCTATCTAAACAACACATTGTCAGAAGAAGATAAGTTTTGATTAAGAAGCATAGCGTCGAAGTGTATCTATTGCTTAGATATTATACTCTGTAAAATTGGAGCGTCTTTAAATACGTTGTATGTATTCTGTCCTATTTGAATATTTCCACCCTCTCCAAGAACAACCATATTATTTATATTGTTATACTTAGAAAGCTTCTTCTTACTATCAAATACATAAAGCATTTGCTTTATCATTGACAATGTGTCAAACCCATCTATATTGTTTTGTCCATTATAGTACTTCTATAACAACTCTACAACATTTTTAGCTCTACTATCACCGATTGTTTGAGCGTTAAATGTAACACCTATTTTATCGTTGCCTATTTTGTAATAGTACACAATCATACCACTACCAGTCTTAAGTACCTGCTTAGTGAACTTGTCGTCAAATCTACCAAGAGTCTAATCAAGATTATCTCCAGTTGATACATTGTACATTACAACACCAGTCTTATCATTTGTTACAAACGTGGTAACACCAATACCGTCTTTTGCTGATAATTTTATAGTGTACAAATCATGCTTATTTTGCTCATTAGCAAACACAAAGCTATCACTTATATTTATCTAACTACCTGGAGCTGAATACATAACAGAACCTTTGTTTGTAGTTACATCAAAAGCAATCTTTTTTTCTGGATGTCTTTTAACGTAATCAGCCATAGCTAAATACTTCTTCTGAAATCTCTTTCTTCCTTCGTTTATACCAGAAAGAATTTCAAGATCTCTTTCATCAGCATTTGGAAAGTCACTTAAGTCGTCATGGAATGATAACTCACAGAATCTTCTTTTATCCTCTTTATTGCTCCAATAGTTAACACTAAGCATAACTTGTCCATTCTTAGTATAAAGATTGAAAATAGTATGCTTATTGTCATCTGTAACCTCTTCATTAGTTCTATAATCATCAAGGAAATCACCTTGTGTAGACATTGAATAGTAATGACCATTACTTCTCATATCTTTAAAAGATGGAGAAGTCTTTGTAGATCCACCATATCTATCAATGTGTCTAACTGGCATTCTTTGAATTCTCTCAGCTTCAGTTATTGCAGCAGTATCATACTTTTCATCAGGCTCAATACTATACTTATAATAGAAGTCTTCATATAGCTTATTACCTTTCTGTACTACTTTAGTTAACAGAACCTTCAAATGCTCATCTTGCATCTGCTCTATCTGATTAACAGCATTATCAAGTAATACTTTAAAGTGATTAGCAAATGCACTACTATAGAACTGAATTAAATTCTAATCGTTAGATATATCTTCTAATACATGATCCTCTAAAGTATCTATCCATGTTTTAATCTGGTTGTAATACTGTAAAGCTACAGGAGTATTACTATCAGATGTTGGTTTATCAAACTGAGTAAGCCACCACTTAGGTATGAATAAAGACTTTTTACCAAAAGCTTCTTGATTTGATACAACAAAGTCAATTGCAGAAGTAACAAGTTGCTGTTCAGCAGTAACATCTACATCTCCAGTTTTATCATTTAATAAAACATAATTTATAGATAACTGAGCTTCAGCTATAGCCTAATACAATCTATTTACATTCTCAATCTCTTGTATATTAGATGGCTTTAAACTTGGCACAATGCTTAATATTCTATCAAGTTGATGACAATTATCTTCCATCTACTGATAAAGAGCATCCTGGCTTTCTCGAGCCTCCTAAAGATAATCAAAATCTATACTATCTATTATAGCTTGTTCTTCACTTGTTTTGTTCTATACATTTTCACTTAATCTCTACTCTTGCTGATTCAATAGCTCTTTGATATTGTAGATAGCTTGTTGTAATTGCTTTATATAATTTTCACTAAGCTATACATCATTAAACTGCTGTAATTGCAAGTATTCAGACTTTGAATTAAGCTGATCATTTATACCATTATATTCATCTACAAGTTGCTTAGCTTTATCTTCGTTCTCTTTTAGCTTCTTCTACTTATCTTGCTCACTAAGACGAAGATCTCCATCTTTAAGTAACACAGAACCGTCTTTACCTTCTAATTGATATACTCCTCTATCTGCTACTATTGGGAGAGTTGTTACTCTAACAACATTAAGATCATATGAGTTTTGTAGAATCTATTGTATATCCTGCAGATGTTCATTCTAAGCCTCTCTAAAGGTCTATCCACCGTATACTCTTACTGGAGAATCAAACTTGTCTGATATCTTTCTATAGCCAGTTCTTACGTCAATTACAGTAATATTTCCGTTTAGATCCTTTAATACAATATCAACTTCAGATGATGCGTTTTTGTTGCTATCAAGCTTACCGAATACATTATCTCCTAAGTCTAATATTTCAAATCCAGAAGCAATTAACTTATCTCTAAATTCTGCTATATTCTGTACAATCTTAATAATCTATTCGTTCTTAGCATACTCTCCATCAATACTTATAGGATTACCAAACATTATATCTCTAACGAGCTGTCTGAACATCTTTCCATAGAACAAACCTTCTGATTCATTTGTGTTAGAAATTATAGTTTTAGCTATATGTTCTATCATTCCTGGATATTCTCTATAAGAAGAGAACAACTCTGAATTTTCACCTAAACCTAACTGCTTGCACAACTCTATGAATTTACTTTCATCATCTATAGATTCAGTAAGTCTCTATATGTAGCTATTAAGTACAGATTCGCTTATATGCATATCATTATTAGGATATATCTATATACCGTCATCTGCTTTTGTTATTGTACCAGCATAACTTGATAGCTCATTTATAACCTAAGATTGCTTTGTTTTTATAACTTCATTGATATCTCTTTGGCTTGCTTGTTGTCTTGGATCAATCTTTATTCCTTCTGATCCATACTTCATAACATCATCAATATTTGATAAATTATCTTCACTAACGCCATTAAACAGCATTTTGCTTGATTGTTTTACATAGATGTTTCTGAGAAGCGGCATGTAATCTTCTGACCACTTATCTCCCATTATGTCTTTAATGTCACTTACAAACTGTGATATCTTATAAGCACCTTGCTCTGACAATCTGATTAAGTCATTTCCTATATTAACAAGTCTATCTTGGAATGGTAATATAGTAGAGTTTAGATTTCCTTTCTTAAACTTATTATATCTATTCTTTCTTCTTTGGAAATCTCTCTTAGCTCTTTCTTTTCTTTGCTGATACTTTCTCTTATTTTCAGCTAACTTAGAGTTGAGTCTTTCTTGTCTTTGCTGTTTAGTGTCTTCTACACTTTCTTCATTTGAAGCTTCATCTAAGTTACCTACAGTTGACTCCTAAGCAGCCTAATGATCTTCTTTAGCATCTTCTTCAGCTTGTTTACGTAGCTCATCATTATACTGTTCGTATAGCCTTACGGGAGCATCTCCTTCAACAACCTCTTCAGCTAACCAGTTAGTTGTATCTTGTCTATATTTAGTATCAATTATAGCATCAACTCTTTTTGCATAGCTATCTTTTGAAACAGCCTCATCATCCTAAATAGCATCTTCAACTTCAGAATTTTGCATCTCTTTCTCTATGGCTTCTTTATCACCACTAAGAATAGCGCTTGTGAGCTTATTAGAACGCTTCTGACGGGCTCTAAAGGCTGTTGGGTTATATACTACCTTTCCATCCTTATTCTTCACCATACCGTAATTAAACTGGCTTAAATAGCCATCTGTTACAGCCTTGTCAGCAGATAGCATAATGCTACCTATTATAGAATGTTGTAAACCATCACTACTATGCTTAGATACATCATCTATCTATTCGAGTGCGTTTAAAGCTTCTTCATCTGTAGACCCTAAGTCTACATCAAACTTCTTTAAATGCTCTTTAGCGTTATCTATATACTTCTGTACGTGACCATGTATAAGTTTAGCATCAGCTCTATTTGTTTTTAGACCTAACTTTTCAGATGCAAACTTAAAGTAATCCTCAATAGTATTTAGCTAAGCCTTTAATGTTAATGCAGCTTTTAAAGTATTAACAGCTTTGGTCTTCTCTTCTATATACTCGTTTATAGCTTCTTTACTACTTTTATCATTAGCGTCCTAAGCTTCTTGCTTTACATTTTTAAGGTGCTCTTTAAACTCTTCAGTCTCAGTATCAATACCAGCCTTTTTAGCACTTTCTATTTCAGCTTTTACAGCTTCGTGTCCAGCGTCAACATTTCTTCTGGATATTTCCATCTGATTGCTGACATCATTCAGATATCTATCAGCTACATCCTAAACACTCTTCTTAAACTCATTTGAACTATATTCAGCGTTTATAGACCTATCTATAGATTCTCTCTGTTCTGCATTTTCTTTTTGCTGGTCATACAAATTGTTTATATCTGCAACAGCGTGAGCGTATCTTTCTGTTCCGTATTTAATACCTTTATCTTCAAGAGTAGCTCTAACGTTTTTGTTGTTAGCTGTAGCTGCAAGTTGATTAATATGCTGAATCTACTCATCATACTATTCTGCAGTATATATAGGAGACTCTCTTCTTGAATCATTCTACTTAGCATCCTGCAAAGCCTATATTAACTCTTGAGTTTTAGTATTTCCAGCAAGTTTAAATCCGCCGCTTGTTATATGTTTAACAATATCAGCATTATTACTACGCTCTATATTACTAAACTCTCTATCCATTATAGCGTTCTATGTAATGAAATCATTAGCTTTATACTGTCTATAAGCACCTCTAATGTTTCCAGGTAATACCATACCCATAGGGTTCATGAAACCCATAGAGAATCCACCTTTTACATTTGACCAGAACTCTTTGTCATCTTTTAATTCAGAATCAGCTAAACCTAATACAGACAAATAAGCTTTAGCAACTCTTGAACCTTGAATGAAGTCATTAGCTATAATATCACCTATAGATGGCGCATTCCATCCATATTTCTTAGCAAAGTCTTCTTTAGAGTTTAAGTACTGAACACCTTCCTCTGCACCTTCTGACATAGCTGAAGCTAAACCTCTCGCAACAGTATTTCCAGTATATGCTAAAGCTAACTTTTGCCATTGTTTTGGAGCTATCTTATCGTATATATGCTGGAACTTATACATAGCTCTTTCGCCTATATCATCAATAGCGTGTCTAAGGTTTTCTGGAAGAGCTTTCTTTGCTAAGTATGTAGCAGCATTTGTAGAACCAAGCACAGATCCTCCAACTACGCTTCCTCCATAACCAAAACCAGCAGACTCACCAATAGTGGAACCTGCTCCATAGCCTTTCTTGAAAGCTTCTTTTAAAGATCTACTCTTAGCATAACCATTAGAATACTTTTCAACTTGACGAGCAGCATTAACAGCAGCAGATTCCGCACTCTCTTCAGCCGCTCTTACAGCTAAGTTGCCAGCATCATCAACTACGGTCTTACCTAACAGATTCTTATAGATAGCTCTCTTTCCAGCTTTAACGCCATCCTTAATAGCAGTCCATGTTCCTTTAGCTAAAGGCTTTACTGGAGTTGCGAATTGTACACTTAACTGTACAGGCATTTCAGCCATAGTTCTCATGTTATCTGTATAGAACTAAGCCTGTAGGCCTTTTGAAGCATCTAAGACCATTTTATACATCTGAGGGCTATTATTATGTGTTAAGCCAACATAGAAGTCTTGTAACACATTTCTAAGAGATTCATCGTTGTTTTGATTATATCTTGAATCTATCCACTCTTTACTTCTGCCTTCAGACTTCCAGTATTTTATACTCTAATTCCTTAGGTCATTTACAATATCATTGTAATGCTTGTCACCAGATGCTACTTTAGACTTAATTATACTCATTGTAGTATCAAGTCGTTTATCTCCAGTCTCAACATAGTTTTCATCAAGACCACCTTTTACTTGCCAGTAAGATGATATAGCTGTTCCGATAGGTGCTGCAATGTTAGAAGCGCCTTCAGTTACTGGGGATAAAGCTAAACCTGCTATTGTTGAACCATGTCTTATAGCATTTGCAGTAACCTAACTTAAAGAAGAGTTTGAACTACCTTGCATTCCAGGCATTGTAAATAGATAATATCTTGGATCAAATAGAGATGCAGATTGGAATGCTTCTTCAGCTTTAACGTATTCCTTTGATGGTGTTAATCTGTTAGAATGCATGAAGTCCTTAGCCTTCATATCTCTATTATAATCATCAAGATGTTCTTTATTTTGAGTCTTCAGATCATTAATGTATGCTTTAGTAGCATTATCGTCAGTTCCAAAATTATCTTTTACAATTTTATCGTATTGTTGTAAGTTTAATTTATTTCTTCTGTCAGATAATTCTTTTGCTCTTGCGTCTTGGCTTTTCTATCCTGGGAGTGTAAATGTACTAAGCGCATCCGCTGTAGCATCTAAGACATAATTTAAGAAACCTTTGTTGTCATTTACATAATTAGTCTTATAGATATTATCAAGCTGTTCAGCTTCTTTCTTCTTATTGAAAATATCCTAAGAATCTGCATTTAACTGTTGAAGATATTCATTTACAACCTATTTATCAGACTTTGGATCATTTAATAATTTGGAATACATAGATCTTTGGCGATTTATATCCTAAAGCATTCTATCATATTCTTTAACCTTATTATGGGCTTCTGCCATTCTAATTTTATCATTATTAAAAGATGCTTTAGACATCTTCTCTTCAGCATTACCGTCTATAGCATTTCCAAAGAATCTTGAGGCTGTATCTAAAATAAATTTATCAACAACAGCAGCTGGTGCGGAAATTTTATCAAGAATAGTAGAGTTGTCTGAATTTGCTATTTTATTATAAAGATCACCTAATTTGTTAAAATATTCACTACTTACCTGATCTCTTTCAGCTTCCTATTTACGTAAAACTTCCTGACTCTTTTCGTATTCTCTTCTATTTCTATCCTCCCAAAACTTTTTATCATCAAGTTTAGCTTTTCTTTCAGCATAAACTCTATTCATATTCTAAACGTTTTTTCTAACAGTGTTGTTAACAGCTGCATTAACGTTTTGTTTATTTAAAAGAGAGCTTTGGTTTGATGGGATATTTTTAGAAAACTATTTTACTTCAGAAAATGGTTGTAATATTCTTTTCTGAAATATATTTGGCTACCTAAATGGCACGCCTTTACCTTGTGTTAAAGAATTCTCCATAATTATTATTTCTTACCGTATCTATTATCTTTGTATGAACTTGGTCTTTCTTTTACTTCTATCATATATAATCCATCGCCAGCCTTATTCTACTTATAATCAGTCTTTATATTACCTTTACCATCTGTATACTTCTTTCCATTATACAAATAACCAGATATATAATATTTTATACCCTTATCCTTTCCATGGTTTACAGCGTGTATCTAACCAGTTGGAGCAAACATAAGATTCTTCTTGTCTTTTGGAGATAAGTTCACTCTCTTACCACCATTATATATATCTTTGTGTGAGAATAACGCTTCACTTGCTTTTGCTTCTGGAATACTATATGCAAAGTTACCACTCTTTGTAACATTAGCCTTAAGACCATCAACTACTGGGTCTATTTTTAAGTTATAACTATCCTTTGGTTGGTATCCAATAAATGAAGTTCCATTCGTTCTTGCATCGTAGAAGATGTCTGTAGTTTTATTTTTATCTCCATTCTTTAGTCCGTCATAATAAGCTTTAAGACCAATTCTTGCAGTTTCGTGTTGATTTCTAAGATTCTCAAGAGCTATATCTTTCTGTAAGTCCATAGCAGCTTTAGCTTTAGCAAGAGCCATGTCGTTATTAAAGTCTTGATTCTTAAGTGCAAATTTATCAGCTTCTCTTGCTAATGGAGTAGCTACCTAATGATCAGCAACTATTGCATTATCCATAAATCTACGATCAATCTAATCCTCTGTAGGGTTGCTTATTCCAGCTCTCTATAGATCTAACTTAGCTTGATTTCTATGATACATATACAATGGATCACCTTTTAATCCAGGCATCCAGTTCTATAAACTATCACGCATATCCTTTTCACTTACACCTTGATATTCGTAACTTGGATCATACTTCATACCTCTTGACTCTACTTCTTCTTTTGTTAGAAGATGAGGCTTTATGCCTTCAAATGTAGGGTGTACATACTGTTGTAAGTTTTTATAAGCAGCAGCACTTGATCTATTCCATACACCATTCTTCATAGTATCCCAATTAAGTGGAGAGTTTGGATTATTAAACCTCTCATAATCTTCGTTATACTAACCTTTTGCTGCAAGTTCACTAATGCTATCTAAATACTTCTAAGCTTGAACTGCAGAAGCTTTTAACTTCCCTATCTATTGTGTTGGAATGTTATTTATATGTCTCTGTAACATAGCTCTACCTTCTGGAGATCTTAGAGGGTCTATACCTTTATCATATAAACCCTTTATAAGATCTTGAGTAGAACCTATAATATTTTTATTATACCAATCCATATCACTTGATATTGGACTATAGAAATCATTATAATTCTTTTGGAATTCTTTAAATTCATTAACGCCTTGCTGATACATATCTTTTGCAGCATTTATAGACGCTAACATTATCTAAGAATCATATAGATCTCTAACTGGTAATTGAATCCACTAATCTCTTGAATATACCATAATTATTAAAACATGTTATTCCACTTATGATAACTTATAGGTGGCATTTGTGTAAAGTTAGTAATATAATTTGCTGGAGTATACGCATAGTTTTCAACATTTGTAGTTGGATAGCCATAAGTTCTTACAGGAGTTCTTGCAGTAGTAGTTGTTGTATATATAGGAGTAGTTGTAGTATTTGGTTCATTCTTATAATATCTACGCATGTTCTCTCTATCAATATTTACTTTCTGTTGATACAATCCCAACATTCCATTTCCAGTCTTTCTCTTATACTCATTAGCAGCATACTGTTGTATATAATCTAAGAAGTTTCTAAGACCCATCTGCATGCCCTATTGCCTTGCAGCATGAGCTTGAGAAGCATACTCTGTATTATACTGATTAGCTTGCTGTCTACGCTGTGCTGTCTGACTACCAAAATTACCAGCCATTTCAGCCCATCTGCCTCTATACTGATTATTTATCTCCTGTGCTTTTTGTATAGTATCAGCTATACTTTGCTGTGTAGCACTACCAGCAGCAACGTTTGCTAAATACTTCTAAGCTCCACTTAAACCTCCAGCTCTATTGATATTATATCTATTCATGCTATCTTGGTCATAAATCCTTTGTATTGCTCTATAAGGATTTACTCTAAGCTTAGCCATCTCATTTAATGCTGCCTACTCGTAAGGATTACCAGCATATATATCTGGAGTATGAATAGATTGATTCTTAGCATGGAAATACTGACCAACACTTGATAGCATACCAATTCCCATAGGAACTGCATTGCTCATCCAGCTTGCTGGTTCTATATAGCCATAATTCATTGCATTCTTACCATCTGTAAATCCAGGTAAATTTCCTTTTGTGTACATTTGTTCCTATTGTTGATGTTGCATAGCCTATTGGTCAGATAAATCTTTTAACTTATCAACTATTGGCTATTTAATTTTATTAACTTGTTCCTACTGAAATTTATCACTATCCTAACCAAGTCTACCTCTTAGCTTGTTTAGTTTATCATTAGTTCTATTTTCGTACTTCTTATTTATCTTCTCTAAAGCTAACGTATATGGCATAGATTGATCTTTGAATGTCATCCCGTTTCTCCAATCTATATCCTATCCAAGAACTATTGTATTATTCTATAAGTTAGCAAGATTAGTGTCCTTTCCTGGTGTTCCAGTCTTCACAACATGTCCAGTTGTATTACTAACATCATTTATATTATCTATAATACTTTCGCCAGCAGCTACTCTTGCGTTAGGATTAACATCAGTTTTTCCTAAAGATGTTAACACTCTACTACTTGAAATATTTTCAGATCCTTTATATCCAGCATCCTTTCCACGCTTAGCATATAAAACATCATCCTATGTAGTTCCATTTTCATTATAATACTGATTAGCTATATAGTCAGACTGAGCTGCAGACTGATTGTATCCGTTCATGTTTATTCCTCTAACACGAGCTTCTTCAAGACGTCTCTAGATCTTTCTCTTTCTATGTCCAGCTCCAAATAAACCTGTTATAAAGCCACCTACAGCTCCAATAGCTCCACCAATAACAGAACCTACTGGACCAACAACAGATCCAATGGATGATCCTAAAGAAGCTCCAGTAGTTGTAGATTTTAATGTATTAGCCTAACTTTCTTTTCTTACTTCAGTTAGCTATTTATCATAGTCTATATCATTTACTTTCTGATAACCATAGCCAAGTCCATTTGAATATGAAGTTCCAGTTTCGTCTAATATATTTCCAGCACTCTTAACTCCACCAAATGCATTACCTATACTACTTCCAAATGCAATTCCAGATGAAAGTATATTACCAGCATTTCCTGCAAGCCTACCTCCAATTCCAGATCCCTGCATACTAATTGGAGCTCTATACTACTCTAATCCAGTTGGTCTTTGTATACTTCCAGGAATACCAACTTGGTTTGCTAAATTAGAATTTTGCCAAAATGGAGTATAATCATTTGGTGGTAAAGCCATTCCGTTTGTACCAGTAACAAATCCTGGCAAATATCTATAATTAATTCTTCTCATATTTCTTAACTCCATAATGTTCTAAATTTAGTTGTTATATAATGTAGTTGCATATCATCAGATGTAGCCTCTCCATTGACTTCGCAATACGTTGATTTTCCTCTTAATCTACTACCATATAATTGGTTCAGCTAATCTGGATTAGTCATTCTTGGTATAGCGTATCTATAATCGTAATATCTATTTGATATATCTTTAGAAGGTTCTACATTTCCTGTACTACACTTTATGCCATCGTTTACACTATATGAAGCATAAAACTATTTGGCCATACCTTCTGTAGCTCCAAATCTAACATTATCAAATACTTTCACAATATTAGGTTCTGCATTAACAACATAAACAAGTTTAAAATCAATATTTTTATTAAACATCGTATGATTATTACCACTAAGAGAATTTATATAACCAGTATAACTATTTACAATACCATTAACATCTCTACTTTCAGTCTTATTTGCTATAAATATATCATACTTGCCAATTATACTATCACAGTTACCACCATAACTATACTTAGATATAAATGCTTGTTGTAATTCATTAAATACAAATACACCGTCTTTTGATGTAAAGTATACTTCATTATATCTTGGATCAGTTAACACCTTATACCTGCCAATCTGATATTTACCATCAGTTCTGTATTCTTTAGATACTACTGTATTTATATTCTTAGTAATTGATATTTGTTTGTAATCACCACCTCCATTATACTGGCAGAATACAGTATTAAAAGCATCTATCCAGTAAAGTGACTGTGTTGTAATAGCATATGCAAATACATTATCTTCAAGACCAGATGTTGTAGATACATAATCATATCTACTTAATAAACCACCAGAACCTAATAATATTTCATGACTATTATTATCTGATACTGCTGTTCTTTCGTTAACAGAGAATGCTCCAAATGACTTTTCTTGCCAGAACATAAGATTATTTTTAAATCTCTTTAGTCCTGTTATCTTTCCATAATTTGGATCAACATCAATATAATTTGCAGCTTTAAAGTTCTGCCATGAATCCTCTAACTCTCCATTTTCTTTCTTTTCGGAATATCTACATCTATATGGATAAGACTATTTATCTTTAGTATCATATGATATTGTAGAGTACTTCTAACCTATTGTTTTAGTTAGACTATAAGCTGTATTATATAAATACTATGGAGTGTCTTGTTTGAATATACCATCAACATTAGCTGGCTCTTCTTGTATCCAAGAAGCATTAACATTATGAGTATTCTTACTAAACTTATACCCATGATCAATATACATATTAATAGAGCTTTCTACTGGTATAGAATACTATACATTCATGGTTGTTAATAAACCAATAGCTCTATTTGACACCTTATGAGCAGAAGTATATTCAAATGGACCAATATAAGTATCACCATCAAATACTTCTATAATATTATCTAAATTATTATTAAATTCTTTTATATCAGAATAGCTATAATATTTACTATTATCTTTAGCTGCTTTTGTATATCCTCCATATGGAGTACAATTTCTTGTAATGTTACATAAAAATGTTCCAAATGAACTTGCATTCATATAAGTGCCAGTTGTTGGATTACCATCAGACTATTTATATGTATAACTATGTGTTAGTTTAGCTATAAGATCCTTACCAGCTTGAGTACTTGAATCTATATTGGAAGTATTAGTTGTTTCTTCTGTGATAAATTCAAGATGAGCAGTCCTTTCAGACATAGTTAAAAGTTTATCAGCTCCAATAGTTTCAGATAATAGTTTATTATTATTATCTAATTCTTTTTTTAATTTACCATCTATAGTAAATAACAAAGATGTACCGCCAAGTGCATACATTGCAATATCAGTTAAATGTACATCATTCTTTCTTATACTCTTTGGCTGTTCATTATACTATCCCCAACATACTACATTACAGAAACCATGTTCCCCAACAAGATTAAGTTTATCTGAGAATTTCTATTCAGATTTGTCATTTTTAACTTCAAATAAATCGTTCCATTTAATAGCTTCTGAAATCTACTTACTATTTATACCGTATTGGTTTTTAACGTCATGTTTAACAACATTATATCCGATGAGTTTATTATCCTATGATTTATGATATGTATTATATGGTTCTAACGAGTCGCAATCATTAACAAGAATACTATTAGATTGACAATATAATTTGAAATATTGATATTTTATTCTATATGCCTGCTCTATATCTCTGAATGTTTTAAATTCAAACGAATTATTTCCAGGCATTATAACTTTACATACATAATCTCTTATTAAAAGATCGTGACCGATATCAAGAATTGTATCTGATACTCCATATATATTATTTATCTAATCATATGAATATAAGTTATTATATAAGAATATATTTTTATAATAAGAATTAGTAGTATCAAATTCTGAAGTACTGTCTTTTTTAAATGGTTTTAAACTATTATCACCAATTTTGTCTCCTTTTGTACATATAAAATCTGTTGTATTAAAAGATTCGGATTTTAAATTCTAATTAGTTATAAAAGTTTTTTCATTAATAGTGCGAATATTCTATTCAACGATTTTGTGATCTGAATTTAATGAAAATAGATATTTTAACATATCTAATTTAATATTACTTTTATCAACAAAATCAATAATAGATTTATTTGTATAAGAAAATTCTGGAGATATAAACTAAAATAGATTCTAATTTGAAAAATTGTTAACTCTATAATTAATATCTACAGGATTATAATTAGTATATCTGTTATATGGAGGATCTATATTTAATCTATTTGTTGTTAAAAATCCACTTGGTGTATAATACTGATCTTTTTGAACAGTATCATCCATAAATCTTTTTATTACAGGTCTAGACAAAACACCCTAAGATATTACTCTAATATCATTAGAACTTCTATTACACCTAACTATTTCATAAGAATATATATCTATATTATCTATATCGTGTAATTTAAATTCTACACCTATTGGCATTACAGATAACTCTTTTTCTTTAATACCATTCATAAATGTCTAAAATCCAGTTATATGTAAATCTGGAACAGTTATATCTGCTATCCATTTTACTGGACTTGAAACACCTTTTTTATCTGTAAATATAATTCCAAATCTATATGTTTCACCTCTCCTTAGAGATAAGAACTAACTTGCTATTTTTGGGTTTTGATAAGTATCGTTTCTTTTATCTGGATTTCTAAACTAATCCTAAGTAGTTCTTACTAATACACCATCTTTTCTTATGTAGTATTTATATCCATCATTAGATTGATTATTACTTTTATTACCAAACTATATATCTGGTCTAACAGAACCATATGTATCATATGGCAATGAAGAATAATCAGCTGGTAATATTGTTGTTATAAATCTCCAATCTATATTTTTACCAGATCCACCATAAAACTATTCTCCTTTATTGTTTGGAAGTGTATACAAATACTAAGGTATTTTACTATCGTAGTCTATTCCATTACCATTTTGCGTATAAGGATTCCAGCAGTCTTTTTCTTTAGTAAGCTGATCAAATATTTCCCAGTTATTATTCGTTATCTCATCTTTATCATACTAATGCTATATTTTATAATCATCATTTACATTTAGGAACTATACTTTTCCGTCTGAATTTGCAGATATTGAAACAGTATTAATATCATCAAAAGATCTACTTGTGTCTTTATATTCCTTTATCTATGCTGCAAATAAATAATCATCTTTAGACTCTATAACTCTTGGAATCATGTATAATCCAAACTTATAATTAAAATCATTTATAGATATTTTACTTATTGAATCATTAGAAGAATCTAAATAGTAAAAATACTCTTTCTAATTCTCTGTAATACTTTTAAAGTTACCATCAAATATTAAATCTATATCTGGTGTTTCTGAGTTCTATTGATAATAAACTCTATATATTTTAATTAAGTCATAATTAGAATCTTTTGGAATCTATATTTTCAACTTAATACCCATGTTGGTATAATTACCTTCTTTAGCACCACTAAATTCATAAAAGTCATCTATAATATTAACAACATTAATTAACCTTGACAATGGAGACATTGATGTCTATTGCTTGTATTTAGAATAAAACTGGAATGCATATTGATTCTTACCAGCTTTAAGCGAACCATATGTAAGTTCTGATATTTTTGGAGGTAATAAAGATTCGTACGAGTTAGTAGATATATCATTAATAGAAGTAGGAACTGTATCACTTAACACATCCATTATTAATATCTAATGAATTCCATCAGCTATATATAGTTTAATATTATCAGGGCCTTCTTGTCTGCCTACTATACTTAATCTATTTCTTGTTTTCTTTACTGTATTTGTATCTTCATATATATTCCAATCACTACATGGACCAAATATCATTTTTATATCTTCACCATTAACATCTTTCTTCTCTAACGGAAATCTATATACGCGTATTTTACTTTCTTTATCCTCTGTAAAGAAAATGCCATACTATCCAACTTGGGTAGTTTCTATAACATCTTCTCCTATTTTAAAAAATATATTTTTAAATCCATCTATAACCTTAAGAGATCCTGTGGCGCTTTCTTTATTGTTTACATATCTAAGATTCAATGCGTCTCTATACTGATCATTACCTAATACATGATCGGCAGCATCAGTATTCATTCCCCCAGAAAATGTATTTGTCTATTCGTTTTGTATTTTATTAGAATCCATTGTAATAATCATTATATGTTAACTATTCTTTACCAGTATATTTAAAGAACGTATCGTCACCATCCCAATCTGGGATAAGTTTATTCCAATCGTTCTTTATGTTCTGCATATCATCAGCTGTCGGCATCATGGCTTCAGCATAAGCTTGATTTCTATAAAAGTTCCATTGCTGCTATATATAGTTATAAATAGTTATATTAGCACTCTTTAATTTACCTCCAAGCTACCCTTTTAAAAACTTTGGGAAGCTAAGCTTCATATTTACATACCAATAAATAGCTTCTTGATAAGAAGTTAAATCTGGTATAAGTGGGTAGCCTCTTTCATCTGTAGCTATTGCTTTATAAGATAGTTTAACAAAACCATCTTTTCTATTAAATACTATCCAACCTGGTTTTATAAAGTATTCTGGTTTATCTTGATAATCATGTGTATAAAGTAAATCAGAAAAACCATTAGTATGAGGTCTATTTATCTAAGCCTATACCGTTGGGTATTTATTCTACATCTATGGTAGTTGATTCTATTGATATTCTTCTATAGTCATATTAGACTAACTATCATCCAAGACTACAACTTTATGCTAATTATTATGTACGCTTGGAGATTTAAATATAGATGTTTGTGTACTACATGGTACATATACTCCATCTTTTGAGTTAGAATAAGCTACACCATCTAAATGCACTAAGTCTGAAGGTAACGGTATCTAACAATCCTGTATCTTAAACACAGGAACTCCGTCAACTCCAGACTGTCTGCTGATATACTGCATAGGTGCACCAATCTTATCTATGGCTTCAAAGATCCATTCTCTAATATCGCTTGTCCTCTATCTTGTTTCAGAAGAATCTAAATCAGCCATTATCTTAGCTATGACTGATTCACATTTTGTATACTTGTATATCATTTATATTTATATAATCTGTTTT